ATAGTAAGTATTTACATAATTATTATTACATATGTTTAGTATATATATTGATTTCTCGTGTATGCTATTTTTATTACATAGTGCATAATAATTATCATGGAAGATTAAAAACGCTTTAAAACCGATTTTAAGCATGTTTTACGCATGCTATATATTACATAGTATACAATGGTAGTGTTTATTTATATATATTATATTTTACATGAAACATCATGATAGTTACATGAAAGACTTTCATTTTAGCAGTCTTACATCGTGAGTGCTTGGCAGTCGTTCAGGTAGAGTGCTATTATATCGTATCTACCAATAGTAGACTTTATATATATTATAAATAGTGTAATTCTACCGATAGTAGAATGTATTCAGATAATACGTTGATATGATAACGTTGTAATGGTTTAATAGTGTAACGCTTTACTATACTAAAGCATCCCCCCCGTAGGGTTGATGTTGTTTTCTGCATAGGGAGTGGGCAGGGAAAAACAAACCGCACATACACACACGCACACACAAGGTTTGTTTTGTTGTGGAATGTTGATATGCGTTTTAAGGCACGTAATAGGTCTTGTAACATGTTTTGATGTATTTCGTGATAAAATATTCGCATTGAAAATAAAACGGTCTTAAACGGGCTAAAATGGCACGATATGGTTTGTATGTGATGACGGCAATTGCATATTTTTTATTTTATTCGCATTTGCCATAAATATAATGAGTTTGATTTTGCACCATTTAATTGCCTTTGATAACATGATGTGGTGCTAAACCGTATGGCTTGACAAGTTGTGTTATGTGTGGTATAATAAAGTTGGTAGTGGGGGAATGGAGAAAAAAAGGAAAAATGGAAATGTATGATATTTTAGCAAAAGCATTAGAAAAGTTAGAAAACTTTGATTTAGATGTGACGTTTGATAAGGTTGACGAAAAGCAACTTGAGAATGAGGTTGAGAATATGGTTGATTTTATGTCAAAAAAGATTGAGGATATTAGAACGGTTGATGTTAAACAATTATGTATCGACCTTATAGACCATGCAATTGAAATTGTGTTTATTTTTACAGCACCTAATATTACGCTTAAAGACAATCGTTGCTATACGATTAGATTGAACTACTAAAAATAATTCCACTACCATAGCCTGTCGCAAGATGGGCTAAATTTAATTAAGAGGTGATTAAAATGTTTGGTTTACAAAAAAGTTTACGGAACAGCAAGAATGATGTTTACGTTGCAAAAAGAAACAATAGTGTTTCAAAACGTGTCAATGTTTTATATGATGGTGTTAGATGTAGTGAGTGTGGTTCGACACATTTTAGATATGAGCAAGAGGTTAAGATTGGGGAGTTCCCATTTTACGGGCATACGTGTCTGACGTGTGGCAATTTAATATTTATGGATAAGGACGCTATGATAGACCACCCGATGAGTGGTAAGCAATCGTTTCAAAATGAACCGATACCGGTACGATACGTTTCAAATAAAAGTAAACTTTTACTTTAGTTTGAATGCTATAACAAGTTTTTTTGTATTATCATTCAACTTTTTACAACATAATACTTGACAAGGTGTTTTGGATGTGCTACTATATAGATACCGTTCTTTGTTAGTTTTCTTTTTTTCCTTTTTTTTCTTTTTAAAAAATGTTTTAGTATTAAACCTTAAACAAAAGACATGAGGTGGATGATATGAGATATAACAAGAAACAAATTGAGCAAAAGAGATTAAGAAGATTAAACCGTGAGTTGGGTTCTTATTATTATCCAAGTGGGGTCTATTTTAAAGATGGCAGGTATGTTAGGGTTCAAGGAAAGCCAAACGGTATGCTAACGTTCATGAAAAAACACAACAATAAACGTTTAAGACATTTTGATGGTATTTTATCCGATGGCTCTCATTATCGTAAGGTCAATCCACATTGGTGGGTTATACTTTAAAATGTTCCTCAATTACTTTTGAGGTTTGGGGACGATGGGGCTTGGTTGCGACCACCCCATTTTTTTTACACTTAATGTTGTAATAGGCAATTATATGGTGCAAATACATATTACTTGACAACTTTATTTTAATATGCTATGATATAGGTGTAGTATAAAATACTTATCCCAACCGTTTAGGTTGTGACCCCATAAACCAATCCGAGATAATGGACGTTAAGTGGGATTATGTTGTTTTTGGTGGTAAACAACTCAAAAAAACCACCGATAAATTTCAGTAATTTGCGACTAATACCTCCTAAAGTCGCATTTTACATACAATCTCTCCCGATTATAATTGAATAATCGATACTCTGCACCCATAAGGTGCTTTTTTTATACTTTACAAGTTTACAAATGCTAAACTTTGCTTTATAATGCAAATGAACACGTTTTTTGATGTTTTTCATTACTTTTCTGAAAATTTTGCAAGCGTTTGCAACATAATACTTGACAAACGAATATTATTATGGTACAATTAAAATAAAGATTAAGGGGGAGTGACTATGAAAGTTGATAAAACACGTGACGTAGAACCCTTGAATGAATTTAGTGAAACAACGTACTTTGAGGCGTTGAAGGAAAATAAATTGGAAGAATATGAAAACGAGATAGCACTTGCAGGTAATTCACTCATGATACCAAAAGAAATCATGGAATTGCCTATTCAAGCACAAACGGTGTTATCTTTTTACAATGATAAAGACTTTATCAATAAGGAAACGGGTAATAAAACATTTAATAACATTGTGGAAAGTTATATTGCAAGTTTGGATGACGCTTCATGGGTTGAAGATATATTTTCAAAATTTCCCGTTTATGATAAAGATGGCAACGAAAGCGGTTATCGTACAATGGTTTCACATGACAAGAAAAAAGAATATACACTTTTGAAATCTAAAGCGATTAGTTATTGGAATGAATATCAATTAAATCAAGTTGTTGATATTTATAAGCAACTTATGCTTGGTGGTCGAAAGAAAGAAGATATGTTAAAAGACGCTATTGTAGATGACGCTTTGTTTCATCCAGATGATAATTACCGTTTAAAATCAAGAGCACAAGCCATTAAGGTTATGGGCATGGATAAAAACGTTGTTATGCAAGGCATGGATGTTTGGTTAAAGGGTGGTGGCAAGGAATTTGGGCAACACATGGCTAAAAGTTTAGGCATTGCAGGCGCAGATTTTGCAAAATATGTTGAGGAAGATGAAAATGAGTAATTTAAACCTTGACAAAGAATTACAAAAGATTTATAAAGACAGTGTGGATGACAACCACCGTAGTATAGTGGATAGATTGCTTTCACTTAAAGAGGGCGAAGAATTAAATGAAAGTATTAGACCAAGACCAAGTTATAGCGATGGTTCGGTAGACGAAATGATGTTTCCCATTCAGCCTAAAGCACGTGAACTTACCGAAAAGATGTTAAAGGGTGAGGGTTACATTTACTTTTTAGAAGGTGGTGCACGTGGTGGTAAGGACGTATTTGCCTTGCTTGCGTGGACCTTATATTTAATGCACACGCCTCACAAGACACATTTAGCACTTGGAAAGTCATTAGAACATGCCCTACTTACTATTTTGCATAGTGGCGGTTTTGGTTTGTATTACACCATACCAAATGGTGTGTTTGTCAGAAACAGTGATAGTGGTGCACAGCGTGGTATTTATAAGTTTAAAGACATGTACGGTGTTGAAAAAGAGATATTGTTTTATGGTAACGATAAAAAGAATGATGGCGAAAAGTATCAAGGTTTTACCATTGGTTCAACTTATGTAAACGAAGCCTTGACGCAACATATAGATGGTATTAACCAAGCAAGACAGCGTATGGTTTCATCACATAATCACGTTTTGATTATGACAGCCAATCCTAAAGGACAGGCACATCCATTTTATACTAACTTTGAAAAAGATAAGTTAATGGATGAAGAAGATTTGCAGTTGATGGAATACATACGTGACCGTTACAAATTGGATTTTGAAAAAATTGAAAAAGAAATACTTATAGAAGCCGATAAGGATATGAAAGACTTTACGGCACGTTTTTGCGAGATGAAATCGGTGCCAAGTCCAAAGTATTTAAAGCAAGAAGATAGAAGTTCACTTTACTTGGGTTTGCGTGACATCAGTTTTCATTACGATAAAATGATTGCAAATATTCCGATTGAAAAGTTTTACCCTAAATTAAATAAGGAACACGTGTTATACGGACGCAGTATGCGTAAGATAGTTCATTTTGACAGGGGTGGAAAAAACCCAAATAACGTTTTGAATGCATATGATTATAATTACTATCATTTTACAGTAGATGACAATTTAGGTCTAACTGAAATGCAAAGAAACGAATACAAAAAAGAATTTAAAAAGGGTTCGGCTTTGTATTTGCAAAAAACAATGGGCATTCGCAAGACTGCAGAAAAGGCTGTTTATAAAGAATTTAGTTATAAAAACGTATTAGAAGATATTGATATTTCAAGTTTTGATAATTCAACACAAACCATGCGTGTGCTTGGGATAGACGTTGGGTTTAATCACGAAACAGGACTTTTAGATTGTGAAATCGATTTTAGAACGGGTACAGTGTTTGTTTTACAAGAACGCCTAATTGACTATAAAAACCAAGACGCAACAATTGAGGATATTGAACGTGAGTTTTGGACGATGGTTAGAAGTCGTAAGAACCGTAAATACGATATGGTAATTATTGACCCATCACACGTGGCTACAATCAATCATTTCACAATGAAAGGTATTTATGTTACGCCTGCCAACAATTCAAGTTTACAGGTTAGAAGTAAAGAAAAGACAACGGCAAATCTCAATCAACAAAAAGATATTATGGGGGTTGATTTGCTTAAATATGGTTTTGATATTGGCAAGATTTTAATTCACCCCGAATGTATGAACTTAATCAATCAGATTGAAAGTAACGAATTTGAATATAATGAAGACACGGGTAAAATTAAGATTAAAAAGATAAATGATGACGTTTTAGATGTGTTACGTTACATTGTAAATACGGCATTAGGTGGTACAGAATATTGGTTAAATGAAGGCGGTGAAATAGATGGGGAAGAAATCAATGCCCTCCAAAGCATACTTGGAAATGGTACAGAGAAAAAAAGCGAATGGAACTTGGATAGAACACTCGCAAAAGCACAACAAGAACTCAATCAAATCGGAGGAGACGCTGTTTTTGGATTTTCAGAAGACAGAAGCCGATGGATTGAAACAGACAACTCCGTTCTTACATTCAAGTGGAAATTATGATAGAGCCGAACTTGTTAGCCAAGCGTTAGCCTATGCGTTTTTATCAGATGAAGAACGTGCACAGGTAGATGAAAATAGAGAAAAGGCTATCAAATCGAAATCATTTTTTGACGCAGTAAACAATCCATACCAAGCGACAGGCGCAGGAACTTATGACCTATCTTTTAACGGTTTGGGTTTAAGCCAAAATAGAGGCTTATCTTGGCAAATTAACAAGTTAGATAGCATAATGCGTGATGTTCCATATTTTGACAAAGCGTCAAGTTGGAAAGCAACACGTGCACTCTTAAATGGTGTAGACCTAAATTCGATAGATAAAAAAACCGAAGAACTTTCAGTAGTTAAAAGGGATTTGAATTCGCTGTTTGCACCGTTACATTCCATTATTAAATGGGGTGATTATTACGGTGGTTCGGCAGGCTTAATTGTTTGTGACGATACAGAAACCGAAGAAGATTATAAGAAACCCTTAATTGTTAGTAAAATGTCAAAGGGCAGTTTTAAAGGTGTGAAGCCGCTATCTCGATTATACCAAATTCAACCCGATTTGTCAAGTAATTTGGTTACAAAAGTTGGAGAAGAATATGGCATTTACAGTGCTGATGAAATTGGGCAACCCCTATACTTCTTGGTAAATTTAAGCGGTGATATGGAAGCGAAAAACAAATACTTCAAAGTTCACCGTTCAAGATTGTTGCTTTACAGTTCAATCGAATTAACGTGGGTAGAAAAACGTATTGAAATGTTTTTTGGACCTACTTTGTTAGAACGTGCATATAGTGACTTTGCAAGATATGAAAGTATGCTTGCACAGGTTAATAAGTTAGCACAGCGTTCTAATATACCCGTTTTAAATATTAAGAACTTGCCACAAATAAGTTTGCAAGGCGAACGTTTTGCAGAGTTTGTGACAGCAAGGATTAAGGGTATCAATTTTGGTGCGTCATCAGGAAATATGATAGTTCTTGGTGATAAAGAAAGCGAAGTCTTTGATTACAAGACAGCCGACTTCCAACAAATACCTGAAATCTTATCGCATTACCAAAGAAATCTTGCAGGAACTTTGGAAGCACCTACGAGCGAACTCTTTAATGTGGAGAGTGAAGACGACGCTAATAGACACTTACCAAAGATTAAGGAAATACAGGAAGGTAAAATTCGTGGATGGTATAACAAGTTGATACCACTTATCTACAAAAATCGGTTTAATAAGAATATCAAAGACTTTGGTTTTAAATTCAAATCTTTGGAAATGACAACCGATAAAGAAAAAGCCGAAATGTTAAAGATGGTTGTTGAGATGTTAGATGTATTGTATCAAAACAATGTGGCTGATGTTGAAAGTATCCAACACATGCTTGTTGCTTCACAGGATAATGTAAGTGATATGTTTAATGAAATCACTGAAAAATATCGTGAATATGTGAAGTCTAAAGCACAAGGTGGAGACCCACTTAACAAGATGGCAGTAGATATTGAGTTAGCAACGGCATTAAACCACTTACAGGGTCAGGGCGAAGGTGGAACTAACCTATCGCATAAAGTCGAAAGTGCACACAAAGGAAGTAAGGAAGGCGGAGACACCGACAAAACGAAGAAACCGACTGTCAAAGTACCGATGGGCAAGGTTTAAAGATATGAGGTGAGTGAATGGACGAATTATTGAAAGTATTTATTGATGGTAAGGGTACGTTTTATCAACGAGTGAAGTTGTCCGATAATATAGAAAAAGAACCCGATACGGGTTACTTATATTGCAAGAACGCAATTTTAGGGCACGTTGGTGAACAGGCTTACAACGGTTGGGAAGTAGGTATTACCGACCAAAAAGTCGTCTATGTCAAACGTGAAGCAAAAGATGTATTTGATGAAGATAGTATGAATAGTATTAAGGGAAAACCCGTAACGCTAAACCACCCTGATGAGTTGGTTAATTCAAAAAACTTCAAAGATTACGTTGTTGGTTTTATAGATGAAGTTTGGCAAGATGGCGATAATATTGTAGGCGTTATCGTAATCCAAGATGAAAAAGCAATCCAAGCAGTAGAAGCGGGAGAATTAAAAGATTTATCTTTGGGCTATACAGCGAGATTGGTAAAGGATGAAGACGGCAAGTTAAAACAAACCGAAATCGTTATTAACCATTTAGCAATCGTTGGAGAAGGTCGTGCTAAAAATGCACGTATCGTAGATGAAAAGACGGTTGGTGATGAACCTAAAGAATTAAATGATAGCAAAGACTTTTATAGAACGGAAACATTTACAACAATGAACGAAGAATATGACAATGACAATCACGAAAGAATTACGATTGAAACGGTTGTAACGAAGCGTTGGTATAAATGGGTTTCGGATGGTAATAGTGAGCAGGCTATTTCTGACGAAAAGTCAGTGAAGGATAAGAAAGAGGTTGAGAAAGAAATGAAAACATTTATTGATTTTATGAAAGATTGGAAAGAAATCAATGTAATGCCAAAGTCAGAATTTCGTGACAAGGCTTACGAAGCACTCAACGTAGAATGCAAAGAAGCACTTCAAGTAGAACTTCCTGCATTAGATGTTGTAGAAATTAAAGATAGTGCTATTGAAAAATCAGTTGGCACAGCAGGCAATAAAGAATTTAATGACGAAGGCGGAGAACAAAAGCCAAAGACTTTAAAGACTTATTCACGAGATGAAGAAACATATTTTAAAAAATTATATCGTTCAATGGATAATCGTGAAACTGCAAAGAAATATGCAAGCATGACTTACATGGACGTATACGAAATGTTTGAAGGGAAAGGTAAATAACATATGTCAAAATTTAATTATTCAAGTGGACTTCCACGTGTGTTAAAACAAAAGGGTTACTTGCCCGGTCATATGTCAAAGGCTTTTGGTCCAAGATATATTAGAGCAGGCTTTTGGGACAGTGCAAGAACTGACACCGCAGAATTCGGTGAATTTGTAGAAGTAAATGCAGGCGATACTTACGCATACGAAGTACTTCCTGTAAGTGCAAGCACGACAGCGTCTGAATTAGCAGTAGTTGTTCGTGATGTAGTTGGTGCAGGGACTTCTGATGGCATGGTAGTTGGTCCAAAAGAACACGTTGCATTATCATTATTTGTTGGTACTCCCGGACAAAAGGGTAAGATTGTTGCTATTCTTGGTAATGGTGCAACTTCTCCAGCCGTTGGTGGTGCAGTTTATGTTGGTACAGGTGCTTCCGATAATACAGTTGCAGGTTTGGCTTATACAACTAACGTCAATTCCGAATGTATTACTGCTACAAGTTGGTCCTTTGCAGGAACAAAATTTGCACCACTTCAAGATACTACAACTACTAATGTTGTATATGCTGTTGAAGTTCAGTACGCAGGTTAAGAGAGGTAGATGAAGATGAGACAAAGATTTATTGATAATAAATATGTAGATTTTAGAGATGTAGACGCTATTGCAAAAGGTCAAAACAAATCCTTACGCCAAGCGTTTATTGAAATGGAAGAAGCCAAAGAAAAAATGGCTCGCAATCAATCAACTTTAATTAAAGATTACCAAAAGAATACACAGTTCTTCCATGACAGCAAGTTCTTTGCTGACAGTGAAGCAAGTCAATTTCCAATTGACGCTTTCCAAATTCTTGATTTAACGGTAAACCTACCATTAAACAAGTATTGGGCACAAGAATTAGTTCCTATCCGTTACGGTGGTGGTGCAGTAGAAAGTTTTGCTTTCTTCCGTTCTAACATTGGTCTTGGTGAAGGACGTCTTGCGGGTGGTAATACTAACGAAGTTCCATTAGTTAGCGTTGCTTCTGAAAAGAAAGTTGTTCCTATTTACGCAATCAAGTTAGGTATCTTACTTGGTAACGTAGATTTAATGAAGGCTCAAACCATTAACTTTGATATTCTTGAAAGACACGAAGACGCACTCCGTACTTCATATTGGAGAGAAATCGAATATATGGCTTTTGAAGGTAACGTTGGTATTGCCGATATTACAACTTCAACAACTAATTTCTTTCCCGGATTATTAAATATTCCAACCACAGGTTCAGGCATTGGTTATTCAGCGTTATCGGCTGAACAATGGTCTGCACACGATGTGTCTGAATGGACCACAACCATTCTAACAATTATTGAAGCGATGAAACGTAATGTACGTTATAACCGTGACTTCTATCCAAATATGGCTCTTTTAGGACCAGATGTATGGACTTTACTTGCTAAACCTGCAGTTATTGGTGCTGTTGGTGACGCAAGTGGTGCGGGTATTGCGACTTCAATTATGCAATATATCCAAAGAGAAATCAAATCACGTTTACAAGTTGAAATCGAATTTGTTGAATTACCATATTTACAAGCAAATGCCGAAGCAACTTATGGCTTCCCAATTGAAGCAAGTGGTGCGAATTCAACAGGTCGTATTGTATTCTATCGCAGAGATGAAAAAGTTATTAAAATGCCTATTACGATGGCTTTAACAGGTGGTGCTATGGCTTATTCACCAACCGAAGATGGTTACCGTAAGGTTTATGTTGCGTTTGCAGGTCCTCTTGCAATCATCTATCCAGAAAGTATTTACTATCTGGATAACAAAGCGGGGTAGTAGCCCCAACGTCACTTACAATCAGCAGTGATGGGGACGCTATCACTGTTGATGTTGGGGCGACACTTGATTTGACACTTACCCTTGACCCAACTGCTTATGACTTCGATTACAATGACGCTGTTGTTGTATGGAGTGTAAACGACGAGGATTTAGGAACGTTATCAGCAACCTCTAACACGGGTGCTACTGTAACGGGTGTCGGTGCAGGTTCATTAGTTGTAACGGCTGAAATCAAGTACTACCTACCAAACGGTGGTGCATTAACATCATTTAGCCCTGCAAGTAACGATACATTTGCAATTACGGTTGAAACCGCAGAATAACAAGAACGAGTGGCTTTTGCCACTCCTCTTGATATAAGTATCAATATGTATATATTATATTTATAACAGGAGTTACTTTTAGAAAGAGGTGCATATTATGTCGTTTATACCTTTACAAGACAACCCATACGTATCGTATAGCCAATCGACAAACGAATTGTATTTAGACCTATTCAACCCATTTGGCTACATGAACACACTCGCTGTGGAAATCGTATCACCTTTATTTCCAACCTATGAAGATGATTTGGAAGATGAACCAGATTACGATTTAGACGATTTCTTGGTATGGGGGAAAGCATTTGCAGAATATTTGAATGAGGGTACGGATAGTTCGTTGTACCCACTTTTCTATGCACTTACCATTTTAGCCAAGTTGCGTGTTAGATGGACTTTGGTTGGGCAGGAAGATATTTGGAAACAAATGATTTCACTTTATATTGCACATTATTTAGAATTGAATATTGACTTATTAAAAGATGAAGCAAACCGTGTATCCATGAACGCTTATGAAAAAGATAAAGACCATAAGTTTGAAATGGAAGTTGGCGGTCAAGTTTTTGAAGATTTTAAAACAACCAAATATGGAAAAATATTTTGGTTCTTATGGAAACCCTATGGGCAAATGAATATATGGGGGTGTTTATAATGGCTATCCCAACAACAGACTTTTTATCAGCACCTTATGATGATGAAGTTTTAGCATACGATTACGAAACACGCCAATACTACATGAAGTTAGACGCTTCACTTGGATTGACAGGTATTGATTTGATTGAACTTTGGCAGACACCAGAGAATGCAGAGTTTTATTTAAAGTTGATTTCTAACGTTATCTACACACGTATTTATTCCTTTAAGGACGAAAAATATAGAGAACGTATGGCTTATTACTTATCACACTCGGCAAAAGCCCGTAAAGCCCTAAAATCACTTATTATGGATACGGTTCACTATAACCATAGTGGTGGTGGTTTCATGACAGCATACCAAACGGGTATTAACTTGCATGAAATGAAAACCTTACGCATAGAACCCGAACAGTTTTTATCACCCATTGCAAATGAAATTATGAAAAATAATGGTTTGCAAACACGTTACTTCAAATACGATTTTGATGTGGTTGCAAGTACGGCAGGGAGTGAGTGGTAATGCCTAACATTACATGGGTTAATCAAGGACAATCCATTATGCTTCAAGGATTTAAGGGTAGATATTTTGCACCTAAACAAGAATTAGATTTAAAAGCAAAGTTTCCAAAATATCAAGAAATGAACCTTGCACAGTTAAAAGCAAAAGTTCAAACCGATTTTGTAGACAATTTTCAAGATAGTGATGGAAACCGTTTGACAATGTATGAAGACACGGGAACGGTGTTTTACTTTCGTGATGGTAAGTCTGATGTTTACACTAAAGGTGGTTTAGACTTCCAAGTATTTGAGTATTTGGATAGACAGTTAGGTCAATCACAAAAATGGCGTATTGAAACAAGTGCTACGCATGTTGATTTTAAAGCAGGTGGCAAAATTATGGTTGGCGACCGTGAATATATTATTTTGAAAGTTCTTACAATTATTACATCGGGTACTACGCCTAACAAGTTTTTGGCAATGAATACACCAAAAGGTTTTGAAAGATTTGCACCTAAATTATTAGCCGTTATTTAAGAGGGGTTGTGATGGTATGGATTTTAACATCAATACAAATGGCAAGGTAACGTCCATGACACCCGAACTTGGAAATTGGCTATGGCACATTGCGATTGCATACGCACCGTATGATACGGGTAATTTGAGACGTGCAATTACAATGAGCAAAAATAGTCCAACGAGAAAACAATTTATTTACAACGCATTAAATGCAATTTATTTGCATTATCTTGAAGAAGGTATGGGACCTGTTAAAAAACATAAAGGTTTTATTTCAAATTTGACTGTTGGTAATATGATACAAGAATTGATTACCTATTTCAAAACAGGTAAAACAGGTTTTCTTACAAATCCTCCTTCTGCAACTTTATCAATCAGCAAACAAGGACCTATGTTTTATGAACGTAAAATCATGCAATCATTAGGTTGGAGTGACAAACAAATCACGGCTGATGACAGAAGAAAATTATCTCAAATACGCTATCGTGGTGTTGTTGGAAGTAATCAAGCCAAAATGCAAGGTAAACAACAAGGTTCAAGATATTTATATAACAAGAAGTTAAATCAAAAGTCAAATATGTGGTATATGGATACCCCAAATTACGAAGAAAGAAATAGTTTGATGGCATTAGCATTAAGAAAGTAGGTGAGCACTTTGACAAATATTAAACAAACGGACTTATTGAAGTATTTAGCAGATAAGTTTAATGATAACAGTTTTGGAATACCATTTAAGATGGGTGCTTACGAACCGTATGCTGATGACGCAGACCAAGTGCACTTATATATTTACGCACCACAAAATGCAAACGAAAACGGACATTTTGATGAGAGTTATGTTTTCAATGAAGAAACCTATCAAAATGACAAAAAGAACTTTGTTGTAATGAGTGGTGGCATTTCAAGTGGTGAATACACGCCACTTCCAAATGTTCAATTGGTTTCTTATGATATTACTTTATCTTTCTTGGTATTTGTAGACAACCCAATAAGTGAAATCATTCGGCTTGCAATAGAAGAAGTCCGTGATAATTTAATTGGTAATTTAGATACTTTAGAAATCAGTGAAATAGATTTAACAAATGAAAGTGGTTCAAGAATTACAGACCATTTAAGAATAGCCACTACGGCTGACAGTATTGTATTTGGTGATATAAATGAAATCATGGGTAGAAGATACATGGAGTATTCTCTAACCACAACACTTACTGTTTCAAAAAACGTAGAACTTGGCAATCAATTTGAATGGGAATTTGCACGGGTTGAATATGATGAAAGCGACGCAGAAATAACTTTAACAAGTGAAGATTTTGAAGACGTTATTCCACTAATTGCAGATTTTGGTACGACACAAGATTTGGAAAGTTTTCAAACGTTACGTTCATTTTCAACAACAAACGAAAAGTATAAGCAAGTTCATAATTATGTAAAGTCAAGGGGTTTTGCAGTTGTATTCACTTTTTTGTTTGACAGCACAAAACCTATTATTAGAAAATTATTCAAAGAAACTTTTGAAGTTTTAGATAAACCACATATTTACGTACTAAATATGAAGTTTAAAGAGTTGGACGCAAACGGTGATTACCAATACGTTTCAGATATGCAAAAATCGAATATTCGCCTTGTAATAGGCGAAGCGTCACCAAGTGAGATAGTATATGGTGAACCTATTGTATTCTCGGTTGGCTTTAGCGTGTCTGCAAAGTAGGTGGAATAGATGGCAACCAATCATAATATTAATATTAACCTAAATGGTAGTGGTGGGCAAAGCAATTTAAAAACATCTGCTAAAAGAAGCGTACAGCAAATAAGACAAAACAATACCTCAAAGTTTAAGTTATCTAAAGTGGTTTCAAAAGTTCCACAGGCTTTTAATGCTAATTCATACGGTTCAGGAAGTCTTAAACGTATGGGTTTTGCAGGTGCTGTTGCATTTGCAGGCGTAACACTTGCAAACAAGGCTTTGGATATGTACCTTGATATACGGCAAGCCTCTACGGGTGATATTTTAACAACAGGTAATATTAAAAGAACAAAAAATTATATTTTAAACCCTGTAAGATACTTTGTGGATGATGTTTACGCCTATGGTTTTCTTCAACAAAAGATTACCAATAGACAAAATGAACAAAACCAATATTACCGTGAATTGACAGGCAAGGCTATTGTTGGAAATCAATATGGGGTAAAGCGTTAGAAATTGAAGAAAAGGAGATAGCACAATGCCAACATATAGAAAATATTTTAAGAATAAGTTTATGTTGAATGGCGTAGAACTCGAAAACGTTTCAATCGGTGCGAGTGCTATCGGTAAGTTTGAAGAACCTTTAGACGAAGCAGGCTTACACCTCCCATTTACGATAAGAAATTATGAGTATCCAATGCGTGGTTTACTTGAAATATTAAGTGAAGATTACGCAGGAAATCAAGTGGAAGCAACCTATATTATTTTAAGTGATGAAGTTGAAGAAGGTTCAAAGTATGGCGAATGGAAACACAATTTACGTGTCATGGAATATTCGGGCAAGTACGATAGTTACCTTTACCACACGTTTACTTATACTAAACCATTAAAGAATAATAATCCTGCACCATTTAGGGTTATGAATAATTACAATCTTGTAAGTACACATACTGCACCATCCACAGATTATTCAATCGACTTGGAATACTTTATGCCTTATGTGGATATAAGAACACAATATTACACAGGCGAAACAATTACGATTAGTCAAGTTGGAAAGTGCATACAAGTCACATCAAGTGCAGGCACTAATCTATCTTATTTTTCAGAACGAGATGTTTACATTCAAGTTGATAGTGAAACGGCACACAATTTAACGTCAGGCGATTACACGTTTGATTTTGATGATATTGGAGAACATACAATCGACATTTATTTTAATCACGTCACTTTGGGTGATACAATAGATAAAAGATTTTATGTAACGGCGATTGCAAGAAGTGGTTTAAGCGTTTTAGACGCAATCAATATTATTCGTGATAGCAAACCTTTTGAAAGCAAAATATACCATGATGATACGAGATTATTTAATATTGACACCGAAATAGAAGATTATTTAGCAAGTGTGGAAATGCCTCAAATGTTTTTGCAAAAGGCAACCATGAGACAAATTTTAAATACGATATTTTCATACGTAAATGCTATCAGCAGATTTTATTACAACAGTGAAGATATTGATATGCTTTCTATGGATGAATATAATAAGATAACAGGAAGTTTTGATTTAGAAGATTTAATTGCTTATGGTTCAAGCCAAGAAGCAGTAAACCTATTCAATCAAGGTATTGTTTGGGGTGAACGTGTATTACCAACTTCTTTTGAAGAAGAAACGGTTACATCACCTGCCGAAAATCTTTACAAAACAGTTCGTTCTGCTAAAGTTCAGATTTTGGATACTGATTTTGGATTACAACTTGAAGCAGAAATGTATATGCCAACATCATTTTACGCTTTTATAGATAGCATAGTAATAGAACGTGCAATACCACTTGGCGATACAGACCCCGAAGAAATAAATGATTTTGTATTAGATTTAACACCAAGATTTATAAACCGTGAAGAATGGTTATTAAAATTAAAAACGGTTAATTTCCCAACAATTGAGTACGCAAGAATGTTTGATGAAAATGTTGGGCTACGTGAAAATGCCGTTTCAAATCTTTATTGGCAACAAGGCACAAAGTTCATAGATTTGAGTGCAGTGCAAGGTGAAGTTACACAAACAAATCTTGTGTATGGTACAATTTATGAAGCATTGAATGAATATATTACACGGCATGGCATAACGCCAAGATATACAATTTTAGGCGAAGATACCGTTGTTTATTCGGGTTATAATATATCTTATGATATGCCAACGCAAGCCGAGTTTAGAGATTTGCAATTTCAATTAAAATATATTACATTTGAGAGTTTTCCATTTCAGACATACCGTGAAAACATATCAAATAGTTTATATTACAGTGAAGGACGCCTAAACCAAAACGATAAGGCGATGAATATATCATTTGCAAGTTTGAGAGCACATGGCGATACACAACGTGCAGGCGTTCCATCTATTCAATTCCAAAAAATATATGAGGATTATTCCAATTTATTAAGGTGGGGGATGAAAGATGAAAACGATTACATAATTGTAGAAGAAAAGTTTGAGTTTCATAACGAGTTTGTTAAGGCGAGTTATGTAGCAACTAAAGACCATAACCGTTTGAGTTTATGGACTAAAGTAGACCAAGAATACCGTTGGCAAGAAATTCCATCATCAAATCAAGTTTTTGAAAGACAAGAAATATTTAACGAAAATATTTTTATTACAAAACCAAACATTTCATTTGTAGAAGAAACAACGATGATTACAGATAACGCATTGAAATTGATTTTTGGTACTTTGATGAATGATTGGAATGATACGGTTACAGGTGGTAAAACAAAGGTTACAACGGCTTACATTAAAACGGATGGTTTTGAAAAAGTTTATCTTGACGATTACGACTACAAATATTTTATTTTAAATCCCGTTCGTTCGTTTGGTGGGAAACATGGATTTTCATTTGTATTTGGTTTTAGTGGAAACCAAGTAGCAGGTGACGCTGTTCAAGCAGAAACTGGTTCATCAACACTTTATTATAATAAAGCAGTTAGATACACGGATTTAAATGGTGAGTTTACGAAGTTATGGTTTGCTTTTGCAACAAGATTTCTTATTGATGATTTATTACACGATGATAATTATAGTGAAACAGAAAGGCTACAAAATTATCCACTAACAAGAATACACGACCAAAATGAGTTTGAAATTGGTAATTTTGTAACACATAGAAGTGGTAGCGTAGTTACAACGCATACAAGTTACAATCCACTTATGTTTGGCAAGAAAGATAAATCGCAAAGTATAAAAGTTGCTATTCAAACAAGTGTCATGCCATTTGATTATAAAGAATATGTTTTAGGCATATCATTTTTCACTAATAACTTTTTGGTTAATAATCCCGAAACGGAATTTGATGAAGTCGTTGGAACGGAAATGTGGTTTTATCCCTATACAAACGGTACGCAATATGATAAGTTCAGTATTTATAAAGTAAAAACAGGATATGGGACGCCTATTAAAATTGAAAATGGTGTAAATGCTTCATATTTAAATGGGCAATTTAGATTTAGTTCAACCATAAATACATCATTTCTTACATCTTGGGCTATTGGTGACAGTTTAGGAAACCTTTACATGGCTTGTAATCAAGATTATAATGGGTTTAATGCAACGAGATTGCACTTCTATCCAAACCAAACAACAATCGGTAATCGAAGTATTATTTACGACCAAGTTAGAATTTTCATAGAAACGGATACTTTGGAACATACAACGCAAGTTGGAAACATGAATACCCTATCACCACAAATTAGACATATTATAGAAACACAAGATTTCTTGTATGGCGATGACTTCTGGGAAAGCATTATAGACCCACAAACAATTGAACATACAACGCAAGTTGGTAATATTAATGTTTTAGCACCACAAGAAAGAGTTATAACAGAAAGTGAATACTTTGAATACGGTGATGACTACTGGCAAGATGTGATAGACACGGAAACCATCAATCACTTAACCACGATAGGCAATATAAATAGAATATCAGGCTCGAGAGTAATTACGGAAACCGAAACGTTTGAGTATGGGGATGATTATTGGGAAAGCATTATTGATTTAGAAACCGTAGCCCATACAACCAACATTGGCAACATCAACAACAATACAAACGTGAGATACATCGACGAAACAACAACATATGACACGCTTGAATGGAAGTACACATTAGAAACAGGTTACTCATACGATTTAGTTTATACATCGAGTGGTACGACATGCGCAACATTTACAACCATCCTATCATGGCTTAAAGCAAACTATTCAGCAAATGACTACGGATTGGGTACGATTGTTAGAGTGACGAGAAATAGTGGCTATATATGTAGCCCAGTATATTACTACTATAAAGTAGAATAAATGCAAAAAGGAGAATAAAATTATGGCGATTAGTAATGTTGAATTTAACAAAATGTTAGATTTAGAATTTTATCGAAGTGGTGGGGCTACTGTCATGAGGCTATATGATAGTGCAGACACATTGATAGACAGTGAAACCGTTTATTTTAGTCAGGCTTCAGGTGGTTCAACAGAAGTTGAAAACGTGGTGTTTGCTGTACCATCAGGAAAAACAGTAGACTATATCACACTTTATAATGGTACATTATCTGATGTTTTTGAAACAGCAGAGGTTACAAATGAAACCTTTACATCAAATGGGACGTATACCATCAACCTATTTAGAAAGACATTGGAGGGATAAATTATGGCACTATCAAGTTCAGCAAAGAATAGAATGTTAAACCTATTAGGTGGCGATTTGGATAGAGTATATTTACTTAAAACAACGCCAACTATAGACACAGCAATTTCAGGTTACTCTGCAAATTATGCAGGGTATACTTCAAGTGGGGCGAGATATGTTACAATGTCATGGGCTACGGCTTCAGGTGGCATATTGACATCGGCTAACAGTGCTTCAAGCACACCAATTATGTTTGCCATTCCAAGTGGCACGACACTTTCTTGTATTGCTTATGAAAACTCGGCAACGGGTAATGTTATTGCATATTTTACAGTGAGTGGCAGTTATACTACTTCGGATGGTAGTTATTACATTTCGAGTGAAACATTTAATTTTGCGTAGGAGGATAATATGAAAGAAAACACGAAAATTGAAGGCGTTAAGGTTGAGTTAAACATGGAAATGGATGAAATTAGAAAACTTAAAAAAGCCATGAATGACGCAAACAAACGCAAGGTATTAAAGGCAAGAGGTTTGACTGACGAAGAAATCGAATTGAAATTAAGTCAAGAAGTTTCTAATTGATAAACGTTTTAAAAAGTTTTATAATACTAATAGGGTGAGGTTGCAAAGCCTCACCCTACCAAGTAGTTTTATTATATCACAATTAAAAAGGACAAAATGTTACAATTAAATCGGTTATTTTAATGTAGCCGATTTTTTATTTAAAAGAATAGAAAGGAAAGTGATGTAAAATGGCAGACCCTTTAAGACAGACTTACGGTGAAGTATTTTTCACTACAAATGGGACGCAATACGACCCATACGGTTTGGCTAATTTTCACCCTGCGTCTAACGTAAACCGATTAGATGTTTATTTAGAAGATGGCGTTTCAACAAACGTTGTCATGGTTAATTTTAAAGCCGATGGGAAAGGTTACCCAACGTCGGTATTTTTTCCAACGCTTTACGGTGGTACGGTTCAAAAAGTTATTACAGGTGAGGCTTTGGCAAGAACGTTTGCTAAATATTCACTTTTAGTTCCACCACAAGTTTTGCAATGGAACGCTAACGGTACTTCGGTATTAGGCGTTCAAGCAACGGTTGTTCAAACCGCAGGCGATGGATTGTTAGGTGCATTTGCAACGTACACCAATTTAAAAACCGACCATCCTGCAACCGAAACACTTTATGATTTGAACTCGGTAGCGTATGTTTACACAACGGAAGGTTTAAACGGTTTTGGTTTTTATTCAATCATCTACGATGGCGAACTTGAAACGTACACATGGACTTTGATTGACGAACCAACGGTTCAAGTGAATATGGTTGATACCAAACAATATAATATTGTTGGTATGCAAATACAAAAAGGCAACTTGCCAAGACCAACCCACACAGTTTCAATCACAGAAGAGTATATCCGTTATATTTTAGCATACATTGCTGATGTGAACGATATTGCTTTAACAAATCAAGCACTTATAGGTGAAAAGCAAGTTGAAAACGCCTATATAATTGATGGAACACCGTTAGCAAGTGATTGGTTATCCTTAACCGATGGTGGTTTGGCATTTACCCCCGTTTGTGGCACATTTTATATTATTCAAGATGGCACAACGGTGGATGATAGTGCTTACATTGGTTTAGAATACATTTGGGATGGAAACGAATATATTGAATTTGCCGATAGTCAAGGAACTTTATTGCAAAGAGTTGGGACAACCGAATGTGATATTCAATCCATTATTGACGGTTCACAAGACATCACTTACGACCCAACAATTAGTGGTTTGGTTGCAACAACCTTAAAAACAGCAGTTGATGAAATTGTTGGTATGATTGACGATATTGAACAAGACATCTTAGATTTACAAACCAATAAAGAGGACAAGTCAAATAAAGTAACAGCATGGGGTACACCTGATAACGTTAAATACCCTACAACCAAGTTAGTTGATGATAGACTTGACCCTATTGAGTTAAGCATTTCAGGTCTTGAAACATTCAAAGACACAACAGTTCCAGCAACCTATGAAACGATTGTTAACGCTGATACGCATAGAGGTAGAACGACAGCATTAGAGAACGCTAACATGATTAAGAGCATTGCTCGTACAGGAACAAATCTTATCACGCTTACATTCTATGACAATACCACATCAAATATCTTAACGTTAGTGGAGATGAAGTCGTTTATCGGCAACGCAACACAGTCATTAGCAGGCTTGATGTCAGCACAAGATAAAGTTGATTTAGACACGCTCGTTGCACTATTTGACAGCGACGCTGATGATGTTGTCAATACGATTGCTGAAATCTTGGCGATATTTGAGAACTACCCAGAGGGCGTAGATTTAGTCACGGTGTTGGCGGGTAAGGTGGATAAGACGATTACGGTCAACGGTTACACGTTGGATGATAATGTCGTGATGAACGCCGAAGATGTACCCGTATCACACAGTGGTACAAATTATTTAGACGCAAGCGATGATGTCAAGCAAGATATCGAGTTGTTGGATACGCAGGTTAAAGCAAACGCCGACACGCTATCAGACCACGAAACACGTATCGACACCCTCGAAGAAAGCGACGTCCGTCAAGACCTATCCATCAAGCGTATCGAGGAAAGCCTACGCAAGACGTCAGGCGACACAGCCGAAGAGGACGGCACATCAATCATACATTTCGATAGCGACGTGGCAAACGCACCGTTAAGTGTTGAGGTTGAAGGCATGATATTGGACGCACCACAGTTAGTCACGAATGGGGATTTTGAAGATGGTACGACGGGGTGGAGTTTAATTACCGCAACAGGCAGTGTAAGTGGTGGCATTTATTCATTTACTGCTAATGCTACAAGTGGTCGCCTTATTGAAGATAGTAGTGCGCTCATAGAAGGAGATAAATATTATTGGGATTTTAAAGTTAAAGTAACAAGTGGAACAAATGAGATTGTAGTTGGTGATGGAACTTCAGCTGTTGGGTATCATAGTGGCTCAGGAGAATATGAACATATAACAGGTGTTTTAACACAAGGAGCAACCAAATATGCGACCGTTCAAGATAATCGATCGAGTGATTGGACACAAATTGATGTTGATTATATTTACACTTTCAACATCTCAACCCTAATCGCCAACAAGCAATACTCCCCCCTATTCAATACCACATTTGACCTCATGAGTGACGCTAACATTAAAACGCAAATGGACGCATGGGTTACGAGTGGCGAACTACCAAACGACAATATACAGTCAGTGAGTGGCAATAAGAGATTGAGAGCGGTTGGGAAGAACTTATCAAGAGAAGAATGGCGTTTAGGCGATTGGGATGGTAGTGTTCTAAGTGTTAGATTATCAACCAACCAACGGATACCTGTTAAGCAAGGTGTAACTTATACATACAGCCGTAGCAATACCACCATAGATTTTTCATTTGCTTATGTTGAAAATATTGATGATACAACATTTTACACAACAACAGGGTGGAACGTTGCTTCATTTACACCCACGAAAGATTTATATGCCGTTGCAGTATTAAAGAGAAGTGATGATGACGTCATATCATTAAGTGATGTTGATGGATGGAATTTTATGGTTGAAGCCAACGCAACCGCAACCACATACGAGGCATATGTAGATAGCGAGTTATACTTACAAGCAAACGCTAATTTGAATAGAGTACCTAACGGTGTGAAAGACACCATCGAATATCGAAACGGCAAGTTCTATCATGTGAAAAGGGTGCAAGAATATACGTTGGTGAGTGGGGATATGAGTAGTTTATTTACTGCTGGTGCTGACACAGATTTAGTAATTATTCCATTAAGCAATTACAATGGTGCAAAAGCGTCAACTGCAGGTATAGACTTACAATATGTTGTAGATAATTTTAATTTAGAAATAAATCCATCTTTCACTGGTTCATTAACAAATGTAAATAATTTTGCTACTGACACAACTAATATGTATTTGATTGTTTCAAAAAGCACATACGCTGATTTAGCCGAAGCACAAGCCGCACTCGCAGGCACTAAAATACTTTATCAACTCGCAACCCCCATTGAAACTGAAATAGACGTGGATAACTTCCTCATGGGCTCACCCAACATGACTTTATACATCGATGACATGGTGGAGGACGCTGACATTTACACGACTAACATCACGGTGACTAACCCCATCAGTGAACTCGTAGAAATCGTTAAAATTGCTGACGATGGCACGCAGACACAGTTAGATGTGGCTGATAGCACGGTGGCAGGCGATGGCTTATCGTTTACGCATACGGGACTTACGGCAGGCGATAGGGTGTATTTCAACTACATCTATCAAGGCACGTACATCAAGGGTACAACGACCATCACATATTATGACGATGATAGAATTATCACGGACAGTGTGACGGGTACGGTGTATAAAATTATATTTACGATAGCAAGCGGTGTGATTACCGTAGATAAGGTGGCGGTGTAAGATGGAAAACTTAACAATCAAAACATATGTACTTTTAATAAAAAAAGGTAAAATGGCATTAGAAGAAGTACCCGTTGAGTTTCAAGACAAAGTTAAACAAGCGTTGGGGGTTGCCTAATATGGCAACTTCCCTCCTTGCTTTTATCGTTTTCATTAGTCTTGCAGTAACATTCAAGGCGTACGGTGAATTAGATAATAAAAACAAAAAAGAGAAAGGTGAGTGATATCGTGGTAGACAAAGATATGTTAAAGGACGCTAAAACCGTTCAAGAAAAAAAGAAATTACCTGATGGGCAAATATATTCAGTTGTAAAAGGTGTAAAGGAATTTCATCCTATTGAAAGGGTTTACATTAAAAAAATTGATATGACTATTGGCGATTTGGTAGACAAGGTTTTAAAACAAGATGAACGCATTGAAAAGTTAAAATTAGTTAATGCTGAAATGCTTGAAAAAATAAATGAATTAGAAGGAAAGGTGAAATTATGGATTGGTTAATACAAGAATTGCAAGAAGGCTACGCTTTAATTGCACAATTTGGTGTTAGTTTAGGTACACTTGGTGTGGTTGCATGGAACACTTTTGTTGGTTCAAGATTGGGTGCTAAACGTGTTGATAGACTTTTGAACTTCACTACGGTAGCACACAAGACATTTACGGATGTTAAAAAGGAAATTGGTGTTGAGTTTACTTCTTTCAAAAACGAAATGGTTGCAAATGTTATCAAGCCGTTGCAAACACAGTTACAAGGTGAAATAAAAGAAAAACAATTTTGGCAAGACATGGCAATTTCAGCACTTGCTGTTGCTAACGTTCCGTTAAACCAAAAGCAAGCCATGTTTGATTTTGCTAAAAAGGCTACGACTGTTTCACAAGAGGCAATTTCCATTTTAGGATTATCTATTCAAAATGACGTTGCAAAACAACAAATTTCTACACAATCACAAGACGCATTAAAAGACAAAATACAGGAGGTGTAGTCGTATGGCTAAACTCAAAAGAGAGCCTGCCGATTATATCAAATTAAACAAAAAGAAAACAAAAGTTAAAATTACGGGTACACCGAAAATGTTAGGGCTAACGGGGGTTTTAGTCCAAGCAGGATTACCTTTTGCATACCTTTCGGTTCGATACGATTTGTTTACATTTCGTGACGCAGGATACGCTTTAACGGGTTGGGGTGTGGTTGGTCTATTCGGTGCGTTTCTTATTTTTAGGGATAAGATAAAAGACGCCATGAAAGAAGCCGACGCAAGTTTCGGTATCACCTATCAACGTTCAAAGTTGGCAATCACGATGGCTATTTTATCTATTGTAGTTGTTCTAACAAACTTTTTTGTTGAAGCATTTGTTTTACTTTTTATGATTATTGCAGGTTCTACGCTTGTATCTTTGCCATTCTATAAACCTTACGATGAAGTTCTTGCTTTGAAGAAAGCCATGCAAGAAGAACTTAAAAAGCGTAACATTCAAAATGACTTGGCTAAAGTTGAAGCAAAATTAAACACATAAAAAAAAGGACATTTATTTGTCCTTTTTAATTTTTATACCACGTTTCTTTGCGTAGTTATTTAATGTACCAACACGCTCTGACATTGCCTTACGAGAAGTTTGTCTAAACAGTTCGGGTGAGTTGTACCACATCATAGCACCACTGCCCAAAACAAGCATGAAGTTTGTTAGGAACTTAAACCAAGCGTCAGCCGAATTATCCATATCGCCCGTTAGTGGTACGATAAGAAACATGAAAGCACTTACAAATAAGAAAGCAGGCACGGTGCTATTTATAAATGTTTTTGCACTATTCTTTTTGTAATCGGGTGAACCATCACCACTTCTATTTGAAACGTAACCACTTGTTAAGATAGTTCTTGAAACCTTGTTGTATCTTACTTTTACGGCTTCAAGGTTTTGTTCACACCAATCATTTCGTATTGTTTTTAAAATGTTTGTGATTTTTCTATTCACACGCTTTTCGGTGCGTTGTGACATTTTTTTATCGCTCTTTAATTGAAAACCGTGCATATCAAATTCCAATTCGTTTACCTTTTTTACGGATGGCAAGATATTAGTTATTTGATATTTGTTAGCAAACTTAATGAGTTTTAACTTTTGCTTGTTAATCCACGAGCGTTTTTTCCGTTCAAAATCGTCAGCGTTTGCGTCCGTTTCAATAAAAGGTGTTTCAAAATCAGCATTTACAAATTCTTGCAAATCTTCTTCAAGTGATAAGTAAGCCTTATCGGTTCTTTCGTGATGTTTTACACGGATAACATAAATCCATATTCTTGCAAACCAAGAAGCACCTTGAAGTAATCCGTATCTAATCCAAAAGTCAGAACTTTGATAGATGGACCAATCCCAACCGCTTGAAAACAGTTCGTAAATACCAAGAATAAACAAAGTCATTAAGGCAAACAAAACAGTTAAAATGATTTCCCATAAAAGACCACTTGCTTCTTTACCATCTTTTTCGGGTATTTGCATATCCTTTTTCTCTACCTTGCCAAATACCTCATCAATGTATTTTTCATTTTCGTTCATCTAATCACCAACTTTGATATTTGTAATGTCAGACACCTTAATATAAGAGATTTCATTCACGTAATAGGGATATATTTTTTCATTATTTACTAAACGATAGAATGGATAGGTTTCAACTTCAAAATAAAAGTAATAACTATTTTCATTTTTAACCATCACAATTGGGTCTAAAAATTCGTAAATGTGTTCCAAATCCACAACGGGTATTTTTTCGTTGTCAATATATTCCAATCTATCCACACGAACGTATTCGTTTTCGTGTTTATCTTCTTCTTGTTTTTCAGTGCAACCAAACATTGCAAATAAAAGTAAGAATAAAAGTACTATAAATATTTTCTTTCTCATTTTTATCACTCGCTATCTTGTATGTTATCTTGTATGTTTTCTTGTTCTTGTTTTTTTAAATCTTCTTCATACTGTTTCCAATCGGTTAGAACGGGTAGCAAGAATAAGTTCATAAAACTATCTAACATTTTTTCATCGTAATTATTGTGAGCAATAAGTTTTAATAAATATTCAGCGTCAGGTAATCCCTCTTTTGCTTCGTCTAACATCATTTGTATTCTAAAGATTTCTTGACCGTAGTTTTTAAGATATTCATCACGCCCTGTTTCTACCATTTTTACAAACTCAACTTCATTTTCCAACAACTTTTTAAGTTTTGATTTGCTACCCGCCATCGCAATTAAGGACTTATCATTTTGAAGTTGCTTTCTAACTTTGTAATCATTTTTGTAAACTTCAATAATTCTATTAAATTCGTCCACAAACTTTTGTACTTTTTCTTGCTGTACCTTACCACTCTCAACATATTTTGGATAGTTTTCTACCCTGCGTTTTAATCCACGTTCTAATAATCCTAATTTTTCTTCAAAGTTCATTTAATTTCTCCTATTCATTAACGTCAATATGTTCCACAAATACTGAAACAACAAACAATAAACCAAACGCAACCCAATAATTTAAAACAAAATTAAATAAAAAGTTTAAATACCAATTTAAGACAAATGGTAATACGAATTGGAAACCAATTGATAAAATAAGTGCTAAAATTATAGTGCTAACATCGTTATCTTCTTTACCCCATTTTGTAATAACTTTAGGCAAAGAACGCATTAAACCAACAGCAAACAGCAAAACAATAAATAAAAATATTTGCATTACTCACTTTCTCCTTTTATTATTTTTAAAATATGTTCCCATTGTTCCTCACGAACTTCAAATAATTCACCATTTAATACGGAAACATCATATTCTTTAGTCATAGCAAGTATATGATATTCGTCACCAATGGATTTGCATATGCTATCAAAAACTTTTCTAAATTCTTCCATTTTAGATGAAATTAACAAAACTTCTCTATCTACTTTAATAACAAAAATAGGTTTAGCCATTATTTCTTTTCCTCTTTATCTTTCACAATGTTTTCTAAATACTTTTTGGCTTGAGTTTTGGATAGCCCACACGTTGATTGGAAATAAGCCTCCAAGAAACCAATGCGTCTTGAATATTTATCACCCTTACCACACTTTACTACGGTTGCCTTTTGATTATACATTAAAGTTGTTGCTTTCTTTTTGTCATTAAAATAAACGGTGTCGGGTAAATTGGAATAATATGGCGATTTAATTTCTTTTAATTTGTTTTTAACATCATCTTTTAACGCAAACTCATAATTGGGAAATAATAGCATATCCGTTTTTTTTGCCTCCTTTAAATCTTTAATAATTTTGTCTATCTCTTCCGCAAAAGACCAAGTCCAAATGTCACTACTAAAGTCACCGTTTGCCCCGTAAGTAACGTAAGGTTTTTGTTTTTTTGCGTCAATCCAAAGTTCCGGAAAACTCCAATCCCAAACGTCACTAATAAAGTCACCATTTGTCACCGTTTGTATTTCTATTGGTTTTTTAACTTCAATTCCAACTCCCCTTGCATTTGCCAATGTTATTATTTCTGTGGTTATTTGGTTTTGTTCTAAAATAACTTTGTTGTTCCCATACATTGAAATTCCGTGTATGCGTTGGTAAACGTCACTCGAATTTAAACCTCTAAAATCATATTCCCTTTTTGTTTCCCTTTTGAAAATAGCATTTTCACTTATAAAATAGCAATAATTTTTATGCGATATGTGATAATATGTTCCTGACATTTTATATTCGAGGCTAATTATTTCACCATCACATAAAACTTCATCTTCAAAATAAAAATCAACTTTTTCTCCTATGATAAACTTCATTTTTTATACTCCTTATAATTTGGGTGTGGTAATTTGACTTGAAAAAGTGGGTTTAGTCGAAGTTCACGTTTGGTGTAATTTTTGACATAAAATATATGGTCTAAACTTGGGTGTAGCAAACCCTGTACGACTTGGTATATTTCATTTACTTTGCTTACACTTTGCATAGCCATCTCAACCCAAAACCAATCCACAAAACCCTTGATTTTTAAATCTTCTACATCTTTTCTTATGAAAGTTTTCACAACATTTTCATAAATATCATTTTCTTTTCTTAAATACGTAATTTTAATTTCTGGGTTTTCATAATCTTGAATATAAATTGAAATTTCTTCACCCCAAACGCCATCCACAATTTTAATCGCTCGGTTTTTTCTTGGCGTTTTTGTTTTCTTTTCTTCTAAAGCCATTCCAATTTACTACCCCCCAATCACTTTCAAATTGAGATACCAAGAAATGTAGTGTTTTATCTCTAAATCTTGTAATGTTAAGACTTTTGGTATCTAAAAGGTTGCGTGAATATCGTAACACGTTATTAGACGCATGACAATCGGTTGTAACGAAGTTTTCTATTAAACTTGAATAGTTAATCGACTTTGAACCAAAACGTCTTAAAACGTCTAAAATGCACTCTTTTTGATTTCCCATATAATACAAATCAAAATCCTTTACAATTTCACCATCGTATTGTTTTGTAATAAGAACGTAAAGCAATTCGTCATTATCAAAAATAAATGTTCGGTAACGTTTCATACATAAATCCTCTTGTGTGCAACGGCTTCCCCAAGAATGATAGCGTCAGCCAAATCGCCTGCAAATACACCATCTAATTCAATTTCGTATCCATCACGAATAAGTTTTAGTTTTTGTGCTTTTGTAACACGCCCCAAAATCTTCTTTTCCCAACCTGTTGTTTTTGCTTCCAAATATAAACGGTGGGTTTGGATGGTAGCCAATTTTATCATTGCCTTGAACTCGGTAATCCGTTCCAAATCTTTCTTTAATATTTTTTCAATTTCAAGTGAATGAGTTACCACAACACTCGTTTGTGTGGAAATGATAATTTCATTCATAAGATTAAACACTTCTTTCAATCTTAAAACATCATCAAATTCCTTTAGCGTTTCCAAACCGTATTCTTCTAATTTTTGTTCATTGAAAACGGCATATGCAAAGTAATTTGGTGCTTTGCTAATCGCTAAATATCTAATGGCAAATCACCTCCAAAATAATTTAACATATTTTTTCTTCCTTCTTCTATTACTTGGTTGCAAAAATCATCGTCCATACATTCATTGTCTAAAATATTAAAATCCCAATCGGTTATCAAATGCCCAAAACCAAATTCACAAGCCCATGTAAAGTCTAAATAATCTTTTCCAATTTTCACATCAACAAAATCAAAATCAATTTTCATACCCCAACTCCTGTATGTGAATAATGGTTGTTGAAATGGCATATCCTTTAACTTTTTTGAATGTCACTTGTTCTTCCGTTACCATATAATTTGCATACTTTCTAACCAATTCGACTTTGTAATTCTTTTCTTCGTAATTGTCAAACTCGTCTACGTATTCCCCATGACAGTTGAAAACCACCACTTTGAAATACATTAGACTTTTTGTGTGCATATAGGTTTCAAATGGCATTTCATATGCGTTCATTCAATCACTTCCCATTTGAAGTTTTTAATTTTAATAGTTGTATAATCTTCATCATCCATCAAATCGTCAATAATTTCATTTTTAATGTTTTCTAATTCTTTTTTATCTTCAAGTAATGTTGTTGCCTCTTTAAAAGCGTTTTCACTATCTTGTATTTTATTGCCATCGTATTCCATTGTTACATTAAACTTGATAACTAATTTTGCCATTATTTTTTTATCTCCAATTCTTCTATTTGATATTCATACATTTGTTTGATATTGCGAACAATTGCTTCTGCCATCGCCCGTGAATAACCTTTTCTAATCATAACATTATCAACCGTTTTTTTCAAGTCCAAGTTGCACACTAATAATTTAACAATTTCCACATCGGTAAATTGCAACATGATTTCTTCTATTGTAAGATTTTTTGTTTCAGGTTTCAATATTCTTTTAACGCCTTGATATTCTTCGAGTTTTAGAACCTTCATTAAATCAAGTATTTTATGTTTAGAAAGTTGAATATAATTGTCATAAATGTTTAGTTTCTTGAACCTATCTTCTTGTAACATTTTATACTTGCGTATTTCTTCTTGAAGTTCCTTTTCCATTCTTTTTCACCACTTTCAGTTTTGGCGTTTTTACCCTGCAAATTTTCATAAGCGACCAAAAGTCTTTTGCACTTTCTAAAGAACTCATGGCTTGTTTGTAATCAAAATATAACCGTTGCCCATAATTGAAAATTGTTGGATAATGTTCACGCACTAAATTGGGGTCAATATTGTTTTCGTAAATCAATAGCAAGGAATATGCGTCATCTAAATCAATTTCATTTTTACGTTGATAAGTTTGTGGGTCAATTTGTTCCATTTCGTCTATAATGGTTTTTTCAATTGCCATCTTTTTACGATAGAGTTCTTCGATTTGTCTTTTAACCTTTTGATATTCTTCTAACTTCTTTTTTAACGTCATTTTACAGTCACCACCACTAAAGGTTCATAATTGTCAAATTGAACGGTCCAATTTACAACATCAAATAAGTGTGCCCTGCCAATTATACTATCTTTTACGTCACTTACCGAGTATTCCTCGATAGTTGGGTCGCTTGATAATTGCAAATGAACCTGTACCTTAACTTTTTTATCCTTTGTTTTTAAGAATGTTTTTAGTGTCATTTTTTCTTGAAGTCCTCCTCTAATTCCATTTCTAATTCAAAGATTTGCTTTCTTACTTCTTCGCTTAAATCGTCTAAATTAAGCGTAAGCGTTTGTCTAAACCCATCGGCGTATTTGTAAGCCGTTTTCATTTGTTCTAAAAGTTCGTTTTTGTTTACAGTGTAGTCTTTCACAACAATTTCGTAATCTTCTTTGTATTTTAGAACCGGCATGATTTCATCAAACTTTTTGACACTTACTTGCAAATCAAACGGCGAGTTCATTGCTAAATACATGCTTCGTTCAGCCTTTTCACCAAACAAAACGTAAGTCATGGAAACCCTATCCAAGCCACGAAGCAACGCTAACATTTTCCCCTGCATAATTTCCGTTTGAGGTGGGTTGCTTTCAACATAATTTTTCTTAACAAGTTCTTTTGACTTGACTTCTAATAATCTTTCAGAGCCATCTTTTTCGTAAATCAAGTCAGGAAGCCCACCAAAGTACTTATAAAGTTTGTTATCTCCCTCTTTCGTGTATAAAAAGATGTCAAAAGTATCTTTGAATATTCTATATGGATAGCCTTTTTTCTTTATGCTATCCTGAATGATACGTTCTGCAATAAAACCACGAAGTGAATAAAAATTATTAAAGGCGTCACCTTCTAAAAAGTTGTAAAATTTTAATACTTCGTCACCCTTTTTATTGAAATCAGAAGCACCGTAAAGATTAGGAAACCAAGTTGAAGTTATCTTTTTCTTTTTAAGTGGTTCAAATATTTCAAACATCACTTTGGATGGTTCATTTCCGTTTTGCCCAATAATGTGTATACGTTTAATATTTCTGCTCTTTAATTTCACCTGTCACCACATTCCTTTCTTCGTAATGGTAAACATTTTGTTTTATCTTAACATTTTCACCACTCAAAATACGTTTTGCAAGTTTGAATTGTGTGGAAGTTTTATAGTTCAAAGTATTCCTATCAAAACTATTCATAAATTTCTTTTCGCTAACCACATTTCCATTAAGATAAAACCATTCTTCGTATGCGTTTTTTGTTAAGTCCATCAATCTTCAAAATAATTATCTTCAAATGAAACGCACCCATCAAAATCAGGTAGCATATAATCGTAATTTATGTGGTATTCTTTGAAGTTTTTAAAAAAATCAGTATTCATAGAAATTGTTTTTACTCCTTCTTTTACAATTCCTTCAACTTCTTCATGTTCCATTTCGTTTGGGAACGAAAATATAATTTCAACCGTAACAGTTTTTTCTTTTTCAATAGGCAATATAGCATTGTTTTTCATTATAAAAAACAACCCTCTCTTTTACATACAACTATTTTTAAGTTGTCGTTTTTTCTTGTCTTGCTTTTAGTTCGCTCTAAATAATTTCGTGTAAACTCTTTGTAATAAGTTTCATTTGTTTTTCTATTACTTGATAAATGAATTAAAAATATGAGTTGTGTTTTACTTAAATTAAAAGGCTTTGCACCCTCTCTAATACTTCCATCTAAAGTTCGCACCATGTTTTCTAAACTCATATGGCTATCCACAAGGCGTGCGTATCGTGAAATATTGTTTGCGTCCTTGCTTTTTTCAGCGTCTAACAATGCGTATTTTACGGTATCTTCCAAATAGTTTGCCTCAATAAAAATCACATCAAAATTAAACTTTGATAAATCTTGTGGGATGTATTTTGTATCGGTTGCGAAAAGCATATTCATTTCATTATCAACATTTAATATAAAACCAAATGTTTCTACTTTTTCACCTTTATCAAAATGCTCTAAAGGTAAAGCCATAATATGTGTACCAAAACCAATTTTCTTCCACTTATATTCTTCTAAAAGGTATTCATCTTGGTAAAAAATGCCGTGATGTTCAAACGCTTGTTTTGGTGCGTAAACAGGTACTCCCCGTTTTACAAACTCCACCATAGAAGCACTGTGGTCGGTGTGTTTATGGGATACCAATACCAAATCAATATCGTTTATTTTGATACCGTTTTTTACCATGCGTTTTAAAAGTTCATTGAAATCAAAACCAACCTCCAACAGTATGCGTAATGGCTTGTTAGTTGCATTAGACAGCAATTCAATATAAAACGAATTGCCTTTTGAACTACTGCCCAAATTAACAAGCCTACCGATTTTACTCGAAATAGTCATCTAAATCTTTGTCAATTTCGTCTATGGTCGAAACAGGTTCTGCTTCCACCGTGATTGGTTCAACCGTTTTTGGTTGATTTTCAACTTTTCTATCATTTTCGGTTGATTTTGTTTCTTGAATAATAACAGGTTCAACTACTTCTTTTTCTAATTCTTCTACCACGATACTATTTGCTTTTTCTTGTGTTTCGGTTTCCAAAGCACCTTGTGTATGTTCTAAAATATTATCGTTCATGGGTTTGTTGTATCTTTCTTCTTCATAAGTGCTTTCGTATGCTTCACGAACATAAACATTATCAAGATTTTTTGGATACTTTCTAATCGCATGGTTACGCATTTTGCGTTCAATCATATTTTCACGTGAGAAACCCGTATAAGTGTCATTAAAAATCTTTGTAGCCCCATCAACAAATTTTCCATTATCATAAACTTTTGTTACAACTTCTTTATCACGCCATTCGGGATTGCCAAGCAATTCATCTAAATCGAGTTCTTCCATTTGTCTTAAAATGTTTTCGGCTTCTTTTTTATCTTTGGCTCTCATCATATTTTGTTTAGCCTGTGCAATTAGAGAAATCTTAACATCTTCACGTTCGCCCTCTAAATATTCAACAGTTCCATCTTCGAGTTCAATCGGGTAAACAACCTTGATTAGTCTACCACGTTCTTTTTTGTCCTTGCCACCAAGTTTCCAAATTGGTTCAGTGCGTTTTAATCCAACGTATTCGCTTGGGACATACGTGTCATTTTCACGAATTAGCCATGCATTGTGAACTTTATTGATATTTAACCCAAAGTTTCTTAAAAGTGCGTCATAACCTGTTCCCATGACTTGCATTTCAAGAATTTTACCCTTTTTGCTATTACGTGTAATTAGGGCAACTTCGCCGTTTGCTACATTTAATCTTAAAAACATAAGGTTTTGAACCACACTAATTACGTTCTCACGGCTTAAATCCACTGAAATATCATCTACCAAAGTGTTTGCAACAAAGTTTAATGCGTTTACACCACAAGTCTTTTGGTAGTTGTCGAGTTCTAAAGCCCGTGCTTCACTAAACTTTTCAATAACGGCAATAATTCCGTTTGCAACCTCTAACCTTGTTTTTTGTTTTGTCATTTGCAAATCATTTGACATTACACATTCACCTCTTTCGGCATAAGATATTGTGTTACTTCGTTCACTAATCTTTCATATATTTTTAAAAATTGTTCAATCGTAATGGTATCTTCACTTTCGCCAAGTTGTCTTGAAATGTAACGCTTTACGGCAGAAGATAGCGTGTTGTAATAGCCAATAGGCGTATCGTATTTTGTCCCTGCGTTTTTCCCACTTTGCGTAGTTTTAGTTTCATATAGCGTGTAATTTCCATCCTTGTCAAAATCCACATAAAAGTTCTCGTTTGGTAATTTAATAATCATTTATTTTTCCTCCTCATTAAAACAAATACCAACCAACAATTGGTCCAACATGGTTGAATAACCCCTTGCTATACCCTTTTCAAAATCAGTTTTATTTTCTTTTTCTTCCCACGCTTCGGTCTTGCTTATCAAACTTTTAATAGTTTTGATAAGTTTTTCTTTCTGTAGTTTAAGTACTTCAAGTTCGGTGAAGGCGTTATCGACTTTCAAACATAGTTCGTCTCGTGTTCCTTTTGGTTTTCCTACAAAACCCAAAGGTATATATTGGTTACCAACTTTTTCATATAATTTTTTAAAGGCTTCTTTAGGTGTCATTTCAGTTCCTCCTCAAGTGCTTCAATCTCGTCTAATGTTTCATGAATATCTAACAATAAATGTAATACTTTGGGAGTTTTGTTTGGAGTATCTACATAATCTAAAACTTGCTGTTTTGCTTTACGATACAACTCAAGCAACTTGTCTTTCTTTTCTTGTTGATTTAAGTATTGATAAGTTTTTGGCAATTTTATAAATGTATAATCGGTTTGTTCTTTTAATTCTTGTTTTACTTCTTCATGTGTAATCATTTCATTTCCTCCAATTCTTTTTCTAAATCATCAACTTGTTTTTCAATTTCAATCCATTTTTTTTTATCATCGACAGATAAACAGCCTAAATTATGACCTATTTGATAATGTGATGCTTTTTGATACAACCCCAACAACTCATGCTCTTTCTCAATAAACTTAATAACACGCCGTGTCATGTCTTCTCTATGCTTTTTAGCCTCTTCGTATCCATCGCTAATGACATCGCTTTCGTACCATTCTGCTAAATTGCTTAATTGTTTTACGTTTTTAATTATTTCTTCATAATTCATAAATCGTAACCTCTTTCCCGTAAATAATTTAATAATTCTTCTTTGACTTTTAAATACTGTCTTCCTATTGCTTGGAATGAAATGCCCTTTTCTATTGCGATTTCTCGCAAGGTCTTGCCATTTTCTTCAACTTCCAAAAATATATTGCCCCATTTGTGCTCGTCAAGAAAAAACCGTATATCTTCCACCAATCTCTCTTGATATTCGATTTCATCGGGTGTATAGTCTTTTGACATGGTAAACGAATACAAATCGGTGTTCTCAATATTTTCATCATCAATTCGCAATGGTACGCCACGTTTTTGGTAATTTTGTGATTTGATTTTCACTTTGAACCAATTTTTAGCATAAGTTATGAAAAGCGTTTTAAGGTTCGCATTTCCATTTTCATCGTGTTTTTTCAATGCTTTCACAAACTCCATGCAAAGTTCTTGGTAAATATCATCAAAAGTCATTTCGTTTAGGTAGTATCTTTTCGCAGTTGAAATTAAAAGTCCTTTGTATTCCTCTAATTTCATTTCAATTTCTTTTTCTGTCATCACAATGCAATCACCACCTTACTATTTTTAATTATACCATATTTTTGTAGTAATGTCAAGTTTTATGCTACCAATATTTCCATAAACTTGTCAAACGTCATATCAATAATATGCCCACGAAGTAACATGATTTGACTTTCAATTGTTACGCTTACAATTTCATCAAAATCTTTTGGTAATAGGTTACTTGTGTCGATATTTCCAATCACTTCTTCATAATATTTTCTTGCGTAATCCCACGCTCTTGGTTCAAGTTCAGGTCTATTATATCTAATTCTTAAAAGATAAATATAAATGTTTGTAAGTGTTTCTATGGAGTGACCTACCAAAAATTCATTGTCTTTTGGTAACCATTTTAATGCGTGTTGGATGGCGTCAATTTGATTATCTACCCAACCTGTATAGGACTGGTCGTAAGTGTATTCAAAATTATTTACACGGGTGATACCCGTTTCGTTCCAATGCCAATAGTAAGTCAAAGTTTTAGCGAAATGTATTCTTTCATTTTCATTTTCTAATAATTTAATTTGGGTGTTAAATCCTACATCTTCATTTGCACGTGTTGTGTTAAAACGAATGCCGTACTTATTAAGAAAATCCCTGCGATACATTTTACCGTGAACCCACGTCATGTCATTTTGATGTTCTACAAACGATAGGTTTTGTCTTTTCTCATAAAACACGCTTGAAACCAAGACAAATTTGGGTTCGTGTTCCATAATTGACAGCAAACTTTCAATCGCAAACGCACCACTAAATGTATCGTCGGCGTCTAAAAACATGATGTAAGGCGAAGTCGATTTGTCAGTTCCATATTGTCTTGCTACGGCGGGACCACCATTTTTATCTAAATAATAAATCGTGAAATCACCAAATTCTCCCACAAAACGGTGGTATAAATCATTATATTTATAGCCATCACAATCCACCACAAGGTGGACGTGAATGTTTTTGGCTACCGATTGGATTGCAATACTTGATAAGGCTTGAAAAATCGTTTCTCTTGCCTTATAAGTCGGAATGATAATGTCTATTTTACCCATTTGTTTTCTCCTTCACTTTTTTAAAATAATCCCCATAAATAATAACAGGTTCTTTTTCTTCCTCATATCTCCAATAACCAAGCATATTTCCATCGTCATCTATATAAGGAAACACCCATTCTAAAAATGTATCTATTTCATTGTTGTAATTTTTAAAATCACACAAAACAACTAATCTATAATTTCCTCCTATACTGTCAAAACGAAATTCAGAAAAGGACGAGTTATTAAAATAATAAGACGATGAATTAAAACACCAATTTAACCTGCTGTAAGGTTCTTTCCAAAAATTATCATCAATTTCATCATTTCCATAAACCATATATTTAAGTGTATCAATAACATTTTTTTGTATATCTTTTTTTAAAGAAATGTCTAAAAATAATTGTGTATACATTCCCATATTTTAACCCCTCACACTTAATTCGATTTCTTTTCTACCTTTAGTGTATAAAATAGCCTTGCTAAAAGATTTTGATGTTGGTCTAAAACCATAGGTCAAACCGTAACCGCCAAAGTCCAAGAAGGCATTGTGTATCATGTAATAACCCGTATGTCTTGAAATCGTCATGTTTTGTTCATCGCTTACGAAAGTTGATTGTGGAAGATTGACAGGTGTGTGTACGTGTCCCATGATATATAGGTCAGCGTTGCAAATAATATCGTCCATATCCACCAAGCGATTGACTTTAGCCCCCATTTTGCGACCGCCACCACGACCATGTTGAACAAAAATTGTATAGACTTGTTGTTTGATTTTTGAAGGTCTTGACGTTTGGCTTTCCCCCACTTTTAGATAAACCACAAATGAGTTTTGACAATATCTATCTTGAATACCCATTTCCAAAGCGAGCATATAAGTAATGTCAATGCCTGCCGATAGGTAAGTCCGCATTTCATGGTTTCCCTGTCCGAGTGCAAGAACCCTATCTTTAATGGGCATTAAGATATTCTTAACAAATTGGACTTGTTCCATAGGGCTTAATAATTCACCATAAACATCACTAACGGATGTTTTAAGTGCCGTGTTCATTAAATCACCATTTAGGATTACATAACGATTTGGTTTATCTAAAACATAATTTACTACGTTTTGTAACGCCTTAATATCAGCCTCACTATCACCAATGTGAACGTCGCCAATCGGGATAATCTCAATTTGTTCTAATGTGTGCGGTAATACGTGTTGAATAATCTTAATACCCTCTACGTGTTTAAACTTCATTTCATTAACCATATATTTCACTCATTTCCCTCTCACTGTATTTTAGATAAACCGTAAATTCGTCCTCAATCCCCTTGCTTGTTAAAACTCCGTTGCCACCACTGTTTCCCAAAAACCATGCAGGTTTTAAATATTTTTCAGGGTTTTCAGTTATTAAGGTAACAAGTTCACTATATTTTAAATCATAAATATCTCCCACGCCAAAATCCACCTTTTTTGGATTTTTAATTAGGTCGTCAAACCCGTTTTCGCAAAATTCAAGCATAAGTTCTACAAATTTCTCATCCACTTTGCTTGGAACAACCTTAATTGGCATATAGTGAATGTTTAGTTTTGCCAAAATGTTTTCCATTCTTGCTTTTTCCCTATCGTTTTCATTGAAAAAGTAGAAATAGTTTGTGTTTAGTTTCATAAGTCCTCTTTTCCTAATTCGTTTTGATTTCTAACCACTTGTGTTGCAATGATTTGCTGACCGTAAGTCAGTAATTCTTCTAAAGGTTCACTACCGATACTTTCAAAAAAGTCAATCAATAGCACTCCATCTCGGATATTTAATGCACGTTTTACACAAACGATGAATTCAACCAATCTCGGAACGCTATGACCTGTATTGATACCATTTATTGCGTTTACCCATCTACCAAAACTATCTTTAACATACATTTCACAAACGGGTGTTAAGTTATCATTAGAAGCATTGGTTTCAAACATTTTGAAACGGATGTTTTCGCCAAACGCATTAAGGATTTTTCGGTCTAACTGTTTCAAATATTCTTCTTCTAAAATCTTTATTTCGATTGCAAGTTGGTCGAAAGCGTTTTTAAGTTTTTGTGTCGCAATTTGTTTTGCTTCTAATTCTTCAATTTTTTCAAGCGTGCTTTGATACATTTTTTCACTACCAACTAACCCTAAAAGTTCAACTTCTCTCGTTTGCAAATTTTCACGTTCGGTTTTAAGTTTTACATTCTTAACAGACAATTCCAAAGACACATTGTTTTTAGCGTTTTTAAGCGTGTTTAGTTCTTGGATGATACGTAGTTCATGTTCATCCTCAAAAACGTTGCTACGGGCTTCTATCACGCTTGTACGGCGTTGTTCGTAAGTTTCATTCAGCGTAACACCTTGCTGTTTGATTTCATCACGTTTAAAAGTCCAATCTTCCATCTCTTTTTTAACATCAATTTCTTCTTGTGTTAGGTCTTTAATATCTTTTTCTAACACTTGGATATCGTTTTTCAATTCACGTAATTTAGTATCAATTTCGGTGATGTCTGAATGGTCGTGTTCTACCGTAAACACATGATTACATTTAGGACACGTGATTTCATTTTGTGCTTTGATAAGTTTCTTTTGCTCTACCAAAGTTTTACCACGTTCTTTCATGCCATTTATCGTGCTTTCTTTAAACGCTACTGTTTGGTGTAAAGTTTCAATTTTAAGTTCACGTGTTTTGACTTCATTTGAAAGGTTTGCATATTCTTCACGGAGTTTTGAAATTTCATTTTCAATGCCCTTTAATTCGTCCGTAATTTCACTACGTTTTTCATTGGCATATTCACGAAGTTCACGTTCTTTATCAGCAATTTTATCATCAAATTCCTTTGACAATTCTTGTTCACCTTTAGTAAACTCGATTTCAATTTCAGCAAGACGTTTACGAATTGTTTGGATTTCGTTTTTAGCACTTTCAATATTTTCTAACGAGCCAATTCTTCCTAAAGTTTCTCGGTGTGTTTTCAATTCGTTTTGGATATTTTCAATTTGCTTTTCCAATCCCGTAACCGTTCTATCACCTTTAAGTTTAAGTTTGATTTCTTTTTTTGCAACATCTAAATCAAAACCATATTTTGTTAAAACGGCACGCAAATCGGCACTCATTTCAAGTGTTTTAACATCAACATTTCCACCAACAAGTAAAACCAATTCACGTAAAGTTTTATTATCCAATGTTGGGAAAAAATCTAAAACGGAAATTAACATAAGCAAATCTACTTTTTGAAGCAATTTAGTTTCATTTTCAATGCGTCTTGTTGCTTCTTCTAATCCAAAAATGATTTGAATGGCACGGTTGTAATCTTTTATCACGGTTTTCTTTACACCATTTACATAATAAAATGTTTCGCCATCCTTCATTTTCTTTTCAAGAATAAAGGTTTCCATCCCAACACTAAATGTTGAACTAACCAACAAAATAGTTTCTTCCGTTGCGTCTTTAGGCATGATATAAGTAGCCAAACCGTTTGTGCTATTGTCAAATAATTTTCCTGTCAAAAGCCAAAGCAACGCTTCAATACGTGTGGTTTTACCAACACCGCTATCACCTGTAAACACAATTCCACGTTCGCTATCAACCTTGATTGTATCACTTTTGATACACCGATAATTTTCAATTGTAAACTCTTTAAGCAAAACTTTATTGCTTTCTTGAACGCTTACTTCAAATAAGTTCATGTTTCCTCCTATTCACCTTTAAAATTAAAAATGGGTTTAAATACATCATATTTTGATAAGAATGGTGTTATATCATTAAGTATTGTTTCAATTCTTTTATATGCTCTTGGTGCTTCATCTAATGTATTTTGATTAACGGTCGGCGATATAATACCTTCCATATCTTTTTTGAATGTTTCTAAATCAAGTTCTGCAAATGCTCTTGTTCTACTTAGCACACGTCCAGCACCATGAGGTAATGAAAAGTTTACATTTTCAGTATTTGACGAAATTCCGAGTATGATACCATCTTTCATGTTAATTGGTATAACAACTTCTAAACCCTCTTTAGCATTTATCGAACCTTTTCTTAAAATCATTGTTCCATCTTCTAAGAACTCCACATAATTATGTATTGTGTTAATCAATGTCCTTACTGTTACATAATCTTTATTTATTGAACATAGCGTAGTATAAACATCTCTTAATATTTTTTCTCTGTTTATTCTTGCTGCTTCTATGGTTTCATTTAATTCTTTTTTATATAATTCAAGACCATAAATATTTAAGTCAAGATATGGTATAGGCTCAATGATAAGTTCTTTTTTCTTGTTTTTAATATATTCTTGTCTTTTCTTTGGTTCTATCAATTCTAATTCTTCCTTTGATACTGAATGATATTTTTGTTGAAATTGTTGTTTTGCTTCCTCATAATGTTTTTTAAACACCATTCCACCGATTGAACGGCTACCACTATGAACAGTTATAAGAGTGTCTTTGCCGTTAGTTCCAATTTCAACAAAGTGATTCCCGTTTCCTAATGTCCCATAATCGGTAAGGCTTCCTGCGTCAAGTCTTTTATTAACACGAATGATATCTTTTGCTATCATTGAAAATGTTTTTAAATCTTTATTTGATATGACTATATCGTTTAATAAATAAGAAGTCATACCACAACCAATATCAGAAGAAACAAATGTTGGTGGAACAATATTTTTGCTTAAAGTCATTGTGAAACCAACTGGGACATCTTTTCCTTTGTGTGCGTCAGCCATTAAAACAACGGTTTCATCGCTAAATAATGTTTTGTTTTCGTCAATCATTTTTTTAACATCGTCAATCAAACCTTCCTCTAATAAAGACGCTTTTACTATTAAATTTGTCATTTAATTACCTCTTTTCTTAAAACGGAGTATCTTCTTCTACCTTAAAATCTTCCGTTTCGGTTTCAAAATCTTCAAATTTTGCTTCTTCTTGAACGGGCGTTTCGTAGGGTTTTGAAGTTTGTGCTTCGCTACTTTGTTCGCTACTCTTGCCAAGTAATTCCACTCTATTAACAGTAACTTTGGTATACCATTGGTCGTTTACTTTGTCAATGTTTAATTCACCCTCAACCAATACTTGACTACCTTTACTTGTATATTTTGCAATTACTTCGGCTGTTTTATTCCAAGCCGTACACGAAATAAAATCCACACGTTCACGGTTGCTATCACGATTTACGGCTAACGTAAAGTTTCCAACCTTTTTGTCGCCTTGCAATGATTTGATTTCAATATCACGCACTAATCTTCCAATCATAAAAATACGGTTCATTTTATAATCTCCTTTTCTTATCCAAAATAAAAATATGTAGGTGAAATGTCACCGTTTTCAATGTACTTTTTAATTCTATTTAACGCACCTTTTTTTGTTTTTAATGTTTTTTGTCTATCTTTTTCATTTGGTGTGTAAAACAATAACCTGTAACCATATTCACACCAATAAATGTGTAGTGTGAACTTATCGGTTCCACCATCCTGTTCATTTCCACTTCCAACTTGAATAATGCAATCTTGTTTTTTCATTGTGTTAATAACTTCATCCAACTTTTCTAATTCTAAAGGATAAAACTTGTTTTTTTGTATTACTTCTAATTCTTTCATTTTACTTCCACCCTCTCTTCTTTCTTATAATTTCTCTTTTAACTTGTTTCCCCTGTGAATGCAAATCTAACAGTTGCGATTTAGTTCGTTCATTCACTTGATAAAGTTCCATATAATAATTCAGTGTATCCAAATTTGGAAAGTTCTTGCCACTCTCGGTATTAAATAAAATGTTTGCTGACTTCGCACTATCGTAGTAACTTCGTTTTGGAAAACCTGCAATTTCTCTACATTCGGCAATCTTGTTTCCTAACCCTATTTTTATTTTATCATATAATTCTTCTAATGTCGTCAAATCGTATTCATTTAGTTGTAATTTCATCTTATTCTCCTTACAAGTTTACAAATGAAACAATCTTATCTCTAACAACCGTAATCCCTTTATAAAATGCGTCATATTCTTCTTGTGTATAAAAAGACTTCCCATGAACCATAATTTTTTGTAATGTTTTATCATCACTAAAAGCAAACGGTTTATGACCGTGCCATAAACTAATTTCTAAATTTTTCGATGGCTTGCCATCATTATAGCAAAAAGTTAATTCAATTTTTAATTGTTCCATATTATTCTCCTAATAATTTAATGTTTTGTGTTTCTAATCTGCCTTGCGACACTTGGTGTGATACCGAGTTCGTCAAGTTCTTTTCGTATTGCTTAATAAAATTACGTTTTAAGAACGGAAGTTGGTCGCTATCACTATACCATGCTTTAAAATCGCTTGTGAGTTCTTTAACGGTGTCCTGTACCACTTTGTTTTCATTCTTGGTAGCAAGTTCCAAATCGTATCTAAACTTTCTTACGTTGGCAATTACACGCTCAAATACCAATTCACCATTTTCATTCACGGATACCAATTTCGTTTTGATATATTCCAAGATTTGTGCAGGGCTACTTGGTGGGTAGACGCTTTCCTTACAAAACGATTTGATAGCACTCATCAAAATATCTTCATCAAACGGTGATAATATTTCATACCACACGTGAAATTGTGTTGATGGCTCGCCTTTCTCATTCTTTAACTTAAAATTAAAGTTCGTGTAAAATGCGTTCACCCACATTAAAATATCTATAAAACCATCTATTGAGGTCATTTAATCCCTCCAAACATCTTGCTCGTTTTGTTTCTTGTGATTTCTTCCAACTCCTCAAATTGTTCTTTAGTGAGGTTTTTGGGTTTTTGATGGTGAGATTTTGAGGTCGTTTGATTTCTATACACCTCAAATTTTGTTCCAAATAACGTATCATAACGAAGGTATTTACTCATTATTGGGTCGTCATGCCATTCGGCATATTTGACATCAATTACATATTTAAAATCATCGAAAGCGTAACCCTCTTTAATTCTTTCATTTAAGTGCCCATTTAAGTTTTTCGTTTGATACCTATAATTAGTTCCCAACTTACTATTAGTATAATCAATTATACTTTTCTTTAAATCTTTTAAGTCTTTCTCTTTATCATTTAATATGTTATTAGTATCAGGTATAGTATTAGTAGGGTATCGATACCCTATTGATACGGTATTACCATTTTTGTATTTTTCATACATTTCAGTAACCATTTCTCGTAATAAAGAACTTTTGATTTGAGATATAAATTTCATGATATTTTTTTCAACCAATGGTGATTTATTCCAATTGTACTTATACCAATTGTGAATGAGTATTTCATTTGTTTTTTCATCGTGAGTAATAAGTCCATGAAGTATTGAAAAACGATACACAAGGTTTTTTATGCTATCATCGCTATATCCCATCTCCCTTGCTATTTGTTTATAGGTAACCTCAAAACATCCACTAATATTTCCATACCTTGTAGTGAGTAAAAACAACCAAAAATATTTATCTTCAGGTGTAAAATCATCTGTGAATTTTGGGTCACTCCACATTTCAGTATCTATATTTCTATTTGCCAATACAATCCCTCCTGTACAATTTATGAAACTCAACCATAGCATTACCTTTCTTCATTCTCCGCAAGATGGATTTATGCTTGCGTTTGTCTATCACGATATCACGACCATGTTTATCTATGCCGACTGTTATTTTCATAGTTTATCTAACTCGATTGACATAAGATAGGTAAACATCGCCTATTCTAATCACAACCATGTCAGAGCCCCAATAAATAGTTTCATCGGATATATGAAATGTTTTGTATTCCACAGAACCCACCATTACCAATACATAATTGTCATCGTCCACGCCATTGAACTCGCCATACATGATTTCAATATCTAAAGGTATACTATCCAATCGTCTTTCGTTCTCAAAGATGATATCTTCTAATACAGCGATGGTAGAATATAACACATCGATTTGGTCTTGATAGTTCACACTTTCACAAGCCTTAACCATACCATCTAAATAGCAATGGAAGTATAAGTTATCATCACCAATTTCCATTTGAACGTAACGGTCATTAAGTGCTTTCAATACATCCGTGTTTTGTTGTTGAAGTTCATCAATAGCGTTTTGAATAAGTTCATCTACTTCTTCTTGGGTGTAGTAATCATTTTTTTCATAAGATAGTATATCCCCACACCCAACCAACGCAAGCGTTAAGATAACCGCCATGAGTAATGCTAATAGTTTTTTCATACGTCCTCCTTATCGTGGATGTTGCCGATGATTTCCATTGTATTATAATAATCGTATACATTTGTAAAGTGCGGTTTCATTTCCGCTATATAATTTGATATATTTTTTTCACTATTGTAAATATTAATAGGTATGCAACTGTAATAACCCTCTATGGTCCATAAAATAACAAATATTTCATTGGTAAATATATTTTTAACTATATCTCCACTATATATTTCTAATATTGGTTTTTCTACTCTATCGTATTGTCCTGTGAATTGACCGATAGTGTTGGGGTCAATAGGTATCCACTGTTCAAGTGTGATGTAATCGTTTGTGCTTTCGATTACGCCTTTAACTATCCACGCTTGTTCGCCATCAACAATTAAATTGCCATAAACGAAATCGTCCTTTGAAATGTGAACGCCGATATTATCGAAATAAACATCTTCTAACGGTTTACCCCTGAACTTTATTTCTCTATTCATTCCCTTTCCCTCTCTTTCATCACTAACTTCACAATACCCCACATCAGAAGTGGGCTTAATACGATAAGGATAATGCCTACGATGATGAGGCGTGTCATTCCTCACCTGCCATGAAATCGAATATAGTTTGTATTCCGTTATCTTTTTCTCTACGTTCTACTTGGCTTATTCCGTTAATTCTATCTTGTGCAATTTTAAAATATTCATCATCCATTTCAAAACCAATATAATTACGCCATGTTTCTTTACACGCTACTGCGGTTGTGCCACTGCCTAAAAATGTATCTAAAACAATATCGTTTTCTTGTGTTGCATGTAATATGTGGCGTTTTACAAGTTCTAAAGGCTTAATAGTTGGATGGTCGTATAAGTCCTTGTCTTTTTTGTTAATAGGGCTTTGATACCACTTTGATTTCAACTCATACCCATCGTTTAACTTCACGCCTTGTTCTCTGAAATATAAACAATATTCTAAATCACTTAACCATACATTGTTTGTAAATGGTGTCGGATTATCTTTTGCCCATACAATGATTTCCATTGAATATTCTTTGAAGTAATTGATAATTTCTTTTAATTGGCCTTTATTGCACCAAATGAATATATTTACTTTTTTCATCACTCTTATGAAGTCATCTAAAATAGAATAATCAAATCCCTCAATAATATTTGCCATATCTCGTCTAATTAAGTTGTGGACTCTATCTCCAAAAGCACCACCGCCTTTGCCACCACTTTGCATAAGATAAGGAACGTCCGTGTAAATGCAATCCACGCTTTTATCAGATATTTCTTTGATAAGTTTATATGAATCACCATGATATATCTTATTGAGTTCCATTTACTTCACCCATACGGTCATCATGTTTTGGGGTGGGCGTTTGAGTTCAAATGATTTTAAGCAATCATCTTGATTTCCACAATATGCTTTTATAACATTTTTATATTCACAAATATGAGGTGTCATATATTCACTTGTTTTAGGATAGTGAATAGTCTTATAAAACTCCCCCAACTTCATCACCTCATCAAATATCTCAACCTTCGAGATGTGGAGGGCGTAACCACCGCCTGTTTTAGACCATGTGAAATATTGATACCACTCTTCAAATGTCATGCACGATTGTTTTGCATATCTTTCATAACAATCTTTATATGATGGCTCGTTGTCTATTATTTCATACCCATCTATCACCACTTTGACGGGGATTGTGCCGTTGAGTTCATCACCCCACTTATTTTTATAGTCGTCAATTTCATATTGTTGTGTTAAATCTCCGTAATATAAATACGGCTTCCCCTTCGTGCAATATAAATACGCCTCGACAGTTTCGCCACGTTCTAATGCCTCTAACACCCATTTAGGCACTACCTTACGCACCTCATACGTCTTATCACCATTGAGTATTTTTTGAAGCCATTGTGGTTGAATTGATATTAAAAGTGATTTAGTCATTGTCGTTTACCATCCAATTTATTATCAATTTTCACCCAAACATATGCGATAAAAATAAATGGTGCAAATAATGTAATTAAAATAATTCTTAATATTTTTTTCATCTTTCCTACTCCTTCCCTTCTAACTCCTCCAAGTACTCGGTGAGGATACGGGAGAGTTCATGACTAACCCATGACACATCAGAAACGCCTTTATCACCGTTATATAACGTGTATGTGGTGAACTCTCTATCTTCAACATCAATAAGTATTACTTCACTACCTTTTACATACTGTTTGTATCTGCCACTCTCAACTTCACTCTTAACAGCAGTATCATGTATCTTTTCTTCCCACCCCATCTCGATTAACTTCTCGTGGGCTGATTTGTGTTTGTCTAAATCACTTAAATGTGCGTATGCTTCTAAAGTCCCATTTGATACCATGCAACCATCACTATCAAATATTTGTGTGATTTCAACAACTTCACCACAATATTCCACCTTATCGCCTATCTTATACATACTAATCAACCACCTTTTTTAATTGCTTCAATCTAATCACATACTCGTTGTCATCTTCATATCCAAAGTCTACCAATACTTCATCACTTCTCAATTTATAATCATCATCATATTCATTGTCTTCTTTAGTCGCCATTACTGTGCCAATACAACCAACTAAATTAAATCGTCTAACACCGACATACTTTACCTTATCGCCTATCTTATACATCTTTGTTTACCTCATATTCATCATAGGTAATAATATACGTATCTTTATTTGGGTAATTTTCCTTGATGTTTATGAAAACATTTTTATAACCGTTATTAAGCAGTATTAGTATTAAGTCGCTTGCTTCTTCATAATATTTAACTTCAATTTTATACATCTTCGTTCCCTACTTTCTCTAATCGTTCCTCTAATTCCCAAAACTCTGTAATGTCTTTGACGGATGGTAGTATTGTTTTCAATTTATTTCGTGTTTCAAAATACCTCTTCACATCCCTTTCAACCTCACCACCACGCTTGATAAGTTCGATGGCGTCATCGATGATAGCAATGTCTACTTTGTTCGTGGAGTTCTTTTTGATAACCTCTAAACCCATAATAACAAGGTCTTGGGTAATCATTTGTGGATGTGTCGAGTTAGTCGCAAACACACCTCGAGGCATTGTTGCTTCACGCATAATACGTCCTTGACATTCCATGCACGTGTCATATTCTGGAGTTAGTGTTAAAGGCTTACCACAGTATTTACATGTGTTCATTTCCCTACCCCCTCGTAAAATCGTCCGATGAGTGTGATGAGGTGAGGGGGTAACTTATCTCCGCCAAAGTCTATTACACCATCTTTAAAACACGCATACCAAGACAATTCACTTTCAAATGTCATATCTCGCTTTGAATATTCAACTTCATAATGATAATACTCACTCAACGCCTCGCACACTTCCTCACTCGTTGGATAACGCTTAAGTTCTTCAAGTTCGGTGAGGGCATTTAACACTATACTTTGCTTTTTGTTTGTTTCTTCATCACGCTTCCATACATCTAAAAATAAATCTTTAAACGCTTCTTTAGGTGTCATTTCATTTCCTCCAATTCTTTTTCTTTCTTTTCAATTTTAGTCCATATCATCGCCCTTTCATTTGGGCTATAAGCCGTATCAATCCATCGTCTTTGTAATACCACGAACTCCTCTTGCTTCTGGGCGTATTTAATCGCTCGTCTTAACGGCACTTTCATAGTATGAGGTAATCCCTCAATCATGAGTAATAATTCTTCATACTTCATTTTTCTATCTCCTTATTTATGTTTTTCAATGTAATCTTTTACGATACGTGTTGCAACGTCATCAAGTTCCCAAACCTCTTTTACATTGTAAGTCCATTCGTATTCAAATTCATTGGTATCCATAGGGTCAATATTATTATAATTGCCACCGATTTTATCACAAATATATTCGTCAAGTGCTGTTTCATCTTCAAAAATAGTGTCATCATATTCAAATCCTACAAAGTGTTTTGTTTCCTTCATAAAGCCATTAAACCCCTCTTTCTTCAAACTTAATATTATTCAAAATAATCTTGCTATGACACGTGTAAATCGCCCTGTCAAGCCGTTTGCAATTGGTTTCAACACGCTTAAATTCCTTGTCTAAATACTGTTTATATGTATTCTCACTCACTTCAAAATCATTGATAAAGTATTGTTTCATCACCAATTTACCCCCACAAAAAATGATACATAAAATGCAATGCCTAATGCAATTAAGAAAAACAAAACACAAAGCCAAATTGATGTCTTACTTGGAAATGTTTTCATTCTATTTCCTCCACATTACTAATTCCAAATACAACATGCGCTCTCTTATAGATTGTTATACTCCCTTGAAACGGATATTTATCACATATAGGACAACTTATAGTTTCAATAAATTCTTCATAACTATCTTCAAAGTCAAACATGGTTGCCTGTGTATCAATATCAATAAAATAGCAAGTTTCTTCTTCTCCACCTAAAATAGGTTCTTTTGAATATGTGTCTGCACCATCATAAGTAAATCTATGAACAATAACGTTTGTTATTTCTTGACCGCATTTGTTACATTTCATCTTCCTATCTTCCTTTCAAACTTCTCGATATTTTTTAATGCTTTGGCGAAGTCGGTTACATTGAATTGCACGTGTTCAATACGATATGTTTTGCGTTCAATATCATAATAAATATGTGTGTTATATAAATCTTGAATGGTAACCATCTTGTTTCGATTTTTTAATCTTGTATAAGTACCATCGCTTTGATACTCCTTATACCCCTTGCTAATTAACTTATTTTTGAATTGGTCGAGGTTCATTTTAAATGCTTGTCCGTTCATACCAATGCCTCCTCAACCATCCAATTTTCATCACAAATATAATGTAATTTTTTCATTTCATTTTCAGTAAGACCTTCACATTTTTTAACCCAACTTTTCACACTTGATACAATAGTTTCGTTAGATACCCCTTTTAATTCGTGTTCTAAAAACTTCCACGCTCTAAAAACTTTCTTTGTTTCTTTACGTTCCCAAATGATTTTTAAATTTTCCCTGTCAAATGCATCACTAAAACTCAAAACATCACTTGTCAAATCGTAAACTTTCACGATGTCTAATAGTGTTTCGTTGTCTTTGTCTTTTAAATCATCATTGTAAAAGCACAATTTATTCCTTTCAAAACCTTCAACGCCCAAAAGTGAATTGCTTAAAATCATTCTTAAATCGCCAAGACGATATTCTACAACCATTCCATTTCTTAAATCTTTCTTTTCCATTGCTTTTCTCCTTTTATTTTTGGTTTTTTATCTTACCTAAAACTATTATATCATATAAAATTATACTTGTCAATTCTTTTGTGCAACAAAATCAAATAAACTATCATAAGCCTTTTGGTCTTTGCGTTCGCCGAAGTAGTTTATGGTATCACGTTCATGACCTGTAAACTTGATAACCATTTGTGCTTGTGGTGGTGTGTCGTACTCGTTTTTAAGTTCAGCAATTAAATTGTATAGCCAATCTCTATCGTTAGGCGTGTTAGCAAAATATCGTGTTAAAGCACCTTTGATACGGCTTTTCAACATCTTGTTAGCCTCGCCCATTTCAAGTTCGTTAGAGGGCAAATAATAGCCCTTTGAAGTGGTAGCAATCACTGTATAAATTGTATCACTTTCGGTTAGGTCTTTGATAACTTCACGAACCTTGCGTGTGCTAATGCCATACCATGAGGCTAAATCTACCATGCTTACTGAATTATCTTTGCCAATGCAATTATCTTTTAAATAGCCATAAACACGCCAATGCAAACTTGCTAAAGGTTTTTTATCTTTAGTCATTTTTTAATCCTCCACATCATAACCAATAGAACCATCAAAATCGCCATTTAAAACATCTGTAAAGTTTAATTTTCTAATAATTGCTTCAAGAACATCACAACGTTGCCCAGCGTTCAAATCTTCCCAACCCGTAATTTTTAATTCCCAATCAATTCCAACTGTTTTCATTTTTTAATTCCTCCTTATTTTCTTCCTATTCTTTTTTATTTTATCATGGTATAAAACTATTGTCAATACTTTTTTTTGTTTTTAAAACTACTATTAAAAACTACTACATTTTTATTTCAAAATGTCCTATATATAATATATAATAAAACTATATACTTTTATTTTATAGTATTGTATGTGACACAATAGTGTATGACATACAGTATAAACTATTCATTTTGAGGCTCAACATTATTTTTATTTTTCTTTCTGTTATAAACTTTTTTACTCGGTTTCACTTTTTGCAACGGTGCAAAAGGCTCACGAATTTTTAGTGTTATTTCCTTGCCGTTTATCTTGATATTTTTTCGCATTTTAAAATCACCTCATCAAAATCTAATATCGAAACCAACTCCAAAGCCTTACGCTTGTTTTTAAGGCTCGTTATAAGCGTTTTAACACCGTTTTCAATTAAGTATAAATTATAAGTCATGATAACTCCTCTACATCATAACCAATTGAGCCATCAAAATTGCTTCCCATAACATTTGTGTCATTCAATTGCTGAATAATTGCTTCTAAAATATCACAACGTTCACCAGCATTTAAACTTTCCCAGCCTTCAACTTTTAAAGACCAATCAACCAAAATTGTTTTCATCTCTTTTCCCTCTTTTCTTATACCTTTATTCTTGTATAGGGCATAATTGTCATAGTTATAAGTTTATCTTTTTTATCGTTTTTGTTATAAAAACTTCCGTAACCGTTTCCATCTAATAATTCACTGTAACCGAATTTTTCAATGGTGTTTTTTTCTGCTTCATTTAATTCAATATTAACTTTTCTTTCAAAAAGTTTGATATACATTCTTTCGTTAAGTTTTTCCCTTGCGATAGAGAAATCTTTTTTTGCCTTTTCTTTTTTTAAGTAAACAACTACGTTTGTGTAATTCTCTTCATCGTTTAAATCGAAAAAACCTAATTCAATCATAAAAACTTTCATCTTTTTTTCCTCCTATAAATACTTTGGTATGTTTCTGACTGTATCGAGTAAATGTGATACGCTTCTAAAACGTAAGCCTTTTTCGAGCCGTTTTTGTAAATTGTAAGCCTGTATAAAATCGTAATCGCTTAAAACTTCATAGGCTTCTAATAACTGTAAATATGTGGTATCACGTTTTTTCGTAAATCTGAAAGCGTGTGAAACCTTTGCAACTGTCTGATTAAAAAGTGTGAAGTCTGTCATTTTTGTTTCCTCCTATTATAAATATACTCTATTCAAGTTTTTTGATTGTTCAATTTTTTCACTTGTGACTTTTTCGCTTTTATAATTAAAACCAAAGGTATTTTTTAAGTAGTAAATCTCATCACGTTGTGTTATCGTGTCAAAAACAGTTGCAAGGTGTAAAGCGTTTGTATGTGTAAACTCTATGTTACTTTTGTAATCACAAATATAAAACTTTCCAAACTTGTTTTTGCTGTATAGTGCTATCATCATTTTTAATACTTCCTTTTCTTTTTATTTTTTAGAGCATTAAGCCCTTAATTGTAAGCCATATAAACTATGGCTCACTTGTTAAAGGTTTAAAACTTGTTTTTAAAACTCATCGTAAATATAAACCGTGTCGCCGTTGTCATCTTCATAACTTCCAAGCAATGAAGTATTTTCACTTAAATAGTCTTCGACTTTTTCATTTATTTCATCTTCGTCGAGGTCTTTCAATTCTTCTTCATCAATAATGTCGTAATCGCTTAATAGTTCACTTTGTGTACTAATTTGCATTTGAAAGCGAATGTAATCTCTAATTGTCATATCTTCAGCACCATCATACATCATATCACATAAAGCCTCAAAAATAATTTCACACGCTTCATAATCTTCAGGAAGTATGTTTTCATACTCGCTCATAAAATCGTTTAAATCTAATTCTTTCTTAACTGTAAGCATTTTTTCAATCTCCCTTTTTTTATTTTTTATACTGTTCTAATTTTGTATAAACCTTGTAAAACCCATTTGCAAAAATCACTATATTTTAAAGAATAATTTTGATAGTTTATAGGATTGCTTTTATCATAAATATAAACTATGTCATTTTCAATTTTTTCAATCACACCGCAATATCGTGTTCTGACCCTTACAATTTTGTTTGTTGAAAAATTGATGATGTTTTCACACGCTATAATTTTCTTACCTAAATAAAAACTATTTTCTTGTATTTTCATTTTTTTCATTTCCTTTTCTATGTTTAAAGTTTAACATCTCTTTTCTAACTACCTTAATTATAGCATTGTAAAATCTGTAAGTCAAGCATTTTTTTGAATTGTGTGAAAAATTACATATTGTTTAAATCTTCTAAAAAATCATGGTAACTTTTTTCAAAAATAATTTTCTCTTTTTCTGGCTCATATTCTTGAAAACTTACAACCAATTTTTTTGCTTTTCCTAAACCACTATTGAACCCTCTTTCATAATTTTTTATACCATATTTTTTTATAAACTTTAATAAACTTTTATAACTATTTTCGGCAGTTTTCAACTTTAACCGTTCAAAATCTAAAAGTCTATTTTTCTCATCATAAAACGCTAAAATAAAATGGTCGTCCTTGCTCATTTTTTGCCCTCCACTTCTAAAATATAATTGATATTGTAATAATTTAGGTTGCGTATTAAATGTTCTGGGTAACACGATACATTAAAAGCATATAAGAACATTTTTTCATCTTTTTCATCAATCGTAAAATTATAAAAACTTTTTGCGTGATACACTTTCATTTTTTTCATTTTTTTTATACTCCTTTTTCTTTTTATCTACTTTAATTTTACCACTTTTAAAAATGGTTGTCAATCATAAAATGTAATTATGTTTTTTCTCACACATTATTCAAACTATATAACTTGTTTCGCTTTTCTACCTCTTTTATAATATTGTAAACCTTTTGAGGTATTGGAAGACCTAAAGCGTTATAATAGCGTTTTAATTGTTCAGAGCGTGCATGTAAAATTGTAATAAGTTTACGGCTTTTAAAATTGTAAATATATAGTAAACCGTTTTCATTGATAGCGTGTAATTCTAAACCGTTCACGTGGTCTTTATCAACTTTAAAGCACGATATGAAGTTATCACTTAATAACTTGTAATCGTCATATAACTTGATACGTGATGACCGCTCTTTTAAATGTATAGCATCATTTTTATTGACATATAACTTAACTATATCATTATATAATAAACTTATAGAAAACATCTTAACACCTCACTATTAAAAACCATCTGCCATAATTCTATCAAAAAACTTTCAGCGTGTCAAATTAAAAATGAACTATGTGAAATTGTCTTAAAAACTATAAACTACTTGACAAATTGAAAACTTTATGATACGTAACTATTTAGAAAAATTATAAATAAACTATAAATATAAACTACCTTAAAAACTACTATATAAAACTATCTTATAAAAACTATAAAGAAAACTATAAGCACTATAATTATAAAAATTATAAATAAGTAAGGCTTGAAAACTTGATGAAAAAACTTCAAGGGCTCTAAAAAAAGACCAAAAAAAAGAGGCTTTACGCCTCCATAACTTCGATGTCGTTTTCATCAATAAACGTGTTTACATCAAATAAATAACTACCGTGTGAATAGTAGCCGTTACTATAAACCATAACAAAACCCGTGTTTTTTTGTTTGATTGCTTGTAAATTATTCATATTATAATTGTAAGGTGTTTTATACCATTTCACATTATAACCTTTTAAAAATGTTTTAAACTCATCAATGTTATTAAAATCATTTACACTCACAAATTCATAATATCTAAAACCGTTATTTATGCTATGAATATCCTCATAATAATGTTTTAATGCATAGTTTAAATTTTTTCTATCATTGTGAAAATCTAAAGCCCTTTTTAATGCTTTTTTGTTTACTTTTCTACTCATTCCGTTTATAACGGTTTCTAAAACTTCAAAACGTGACATTTTTTTCATTTCAAAATCTCCTTTTTTTATTTTTTTGAGTGTTAAGCACTCATTGAAGCGGTTAAGGTTTTTTTATATACCCTCGTTGTATATAGAGCCTTTGTAACCGCTTTATCAATGCTTAACCGATAAATAACACCATAAAAACTAAAACCAATATAAAAAACTTGTAAATCAATATAATCATTTTTTCGTGTTTCATTGTTTTTAAGTCTTTCATTTTTTTGTCTCTCTCTTTCCGTGCTTTTTAGCACTTATCAAAGCATGAGCGTTTTTTTTATACTTCCGTTTTTTCTATCGTATAAGTGAAAAAGTTTTTATACGTCATGTTTTTACTTCTTAAAATATCTTTAGCGATATAAATATTATTTTTATAGTCTTTATCATTAAGGAAAAAATAACCATCGATTTGCGTCAAGTCGTCATTTTTAACATCTATAATCACATCGACCGTTTTCACATTATTTTGTACGTTATAATAGTAATTTTTAACCGTTACTTTCATTTTTAAAGCCTCCGTTTTTTTGCTCATGCTTTCATAAGTGCAACATTTTACAATGTTATGCACTCTTAAGATGTAATGACTTAATAAAGGCTTAAAAGCCTTTACTTTGTGACATATTCAATTTTAAATTTAAAGCCGTTGTTTTGTATTTTTTCCAATTCACGAGCGAGGCTGTAATGCGTTTTGTCATCATTGATTGGATAACAAAATGTAAAAAGCCACTCTTCACCATTGAAAAAATAAACATTAAAAAATTCTTTCATTTTTTTGTTTTCTCCTTTTTAAGAACGTTTACGCCCTTATTAAGTCATTACATCATGCAATAGTGTCATGCTTACTTTGTACTTGCTTTCAATAGGTATTATGAACAATCAACCACCATGACCCCATTGTCATGTTAATGGTGACGCTTAACCATTCATTGATAAGCCGTTACTTTGTAAGATATCGCTATTTAGTTTTCAAAGACCACTTGACCCGCTCTCATATTTTTTTAAGACACCCTCATTTTATCAAAATGCTTTTTATATGTAAAGGCTTTTTATGTTTTTTGTATATGAAAACGGTTTCACATTGAAATATCCGTTTTAAAGCCTTTTTATTGTCTACATGGGTATTTTATCATGCTTTATAGTAAAACGCCTTACAATGTCATGTAATAGCCCTTAATACATTTTACGGTGTTATAGGTCATTCAGTTTTACATATGTTTTACTTCTTTAT